ACTCAAAGACTAACATGAAGACTCGTATTAGAAACCGAGTCCAAGCTGGTCAAACACCAAGAGATCTAGGTAGACTTGCTAAGTCCGCCAGATTTGTGGGACTCACAGATGACGCAGAAGTAGAAACTGATATTGATACTCAGATGGCTGCTGCGATTCCTGCTGCATCCGTAGATGAACTCGTAGAAATGTCAGAAGGTCTTAAAGAGTTGAGATCTGGCAATGCAGATATGGGTAGAGTCAGTACATCAGACAATGTTACAGAAGGCGGCAATAAGTTTCTCAAAGCAGCAAACGTACAACCAGCAATAAGTGTCTCTGGAGATTTGTCGTATGACAGTGGTGTGGTTTCATATACTGCGCCGACTTCTTCTGCACTCCAAGTTGTCGCAACAGTCGGAGATCTTCCTACTGACGCAAGTGCAGGAGATCAAGCGGTTGTCCAATCTAATAATAAATTATATATTAGAACTGCAGACGGTTGGTATGCTGTTGCATTGATTAACACTGCACCAACAGTATCAGGAAATGACGCATCATATACGCTTGCAACGGACGGAACCGCTACAGTTATCACATTGACTGCAGTAGACCCAGAGAATGACCCTGTATCGTTTTCGCATTCAGTAACTTCTGGTGCATTGAATGGAACCACGGTTTCTCAGAGCGACAATGTGTTCACTGTCACTCCACACGCATCTAATCCTGCAACATTCGAATTAACATTCTCTGCAGATGACTCTGTGAATGTTGCAACAACACCATCAAGTTTCTCACTAGCTTTTGGAACTGATTGGAGTAGTCCTACGTTGATTGGCGAAGATAAGAGAAATGGTATTTTTCACTTATATCAACAGGGTGGGTTTAATATCTTTGGCAATATTGGCCAATTTCCAAACGGCGACAAAACAACATCATTTTGTTCTTATGAAAAAAATGGTGAACACTGGATTGTTTTTGCAGATCCTACAGTAAAAAAAGGATCGGACACTAGAGGTATAGTTATGGGGGTGAAGTTAGATTCTTCCTCCGGATTAGATGGCTATCCATATTCGGATCACTGGGGATTTGTAAATCCAAATCAGTATCCGGACAGTTCTGATCAGACAAATGGAGATAGATTTGGCGATAAAATAGATGCCTCTCCTAATGGTCGATATGTTGTAGTTGGTGCAAAAGAAGAATGGGTTCCTATAGCTAACTCATACACAAAGGCTGGTAGAGCATATGTATATAACACAGACACAAATTCATATGTAACATTGGACGATCCTCTGGCATCTCAAGTCGGAAACTTTGGTCGGGCGGTTGCAGTAAACGATACACACTCTGCAGTGGCAAGAGTTAACACCAATGACAACTCAGGAACAGTTAAAATATTTGAAAACTCTACCGGAAATCATATTACTGACTTGACTCACTCCAGTTCTGCAGCTAGGCAAACGGGCGGTAATACGACACACTCCGATTATTTTGGTGATAATATGGTAATGAATAATCAATATTTGTGTGTTGCGGCATCGGGCGATGGCCCGGCAGACAATCATTTTTACGTTGGGGTGGTTTATGTATACGACATAAGCAATCCAGCATCTCCAACATTATTACATACGTTAAATAATCCAGACTACAGTGGGGCGAAAGTTCCTGTTGGTGGTGGATCTAAGGCTCACTATGCATACTTTGGGGGAGGTTCACAAGACGGACTGGGTAATTTTGAATTTAATAGTATGGTAGTGGTTGGAGATAAACTTGCTGTGGGTTCGCCAGGAAACTATACTAGTACAGATCATCCAAGCGGTACTGGCGGTTGGAATGGATCAGACTTTACTCAAACGAATAGTTGGTATGAGAGAGGCGGAAAGATATACATATTTGATCTAACAAACGGAAACATGATAACAGAAATAGAACACCCACAAAACTATGGATATGGGAATATTACTAGATCGGATGGAGCATATCAGCTCGGCAGAGGGATTGCATTTGATGGAAATGTAGTTGTGGCAGGTCGAGCTAACACAAGAGATGTTGACATTTATAGTGCATCGGATGGAAGTATAGTTCATACACTCGTAAATGCATGGATGTTTACATATCCTATAGGTCACGCTCCTGCAGTATATGTCCAAGGAGATTTTATTGCAGTAACTGGAAAATATGGATCTAGTTATAGTGTCCAGTATGGTGGGGAAGATGGGTATCCCTCCGCATATATTTGGAAACCGTAGTTAATAATACAATATAAATATTCTTTATGAAAGAATTGACGCTGAGTGAAGACTCAATAAACTACTTGGATGATTATTACAATCTTGATGGCGAGAAGTTAACATCGAAATATGAATGTAACTTTCCCATCAAGGTTGATAATAATTTCGCATTTTCCCTCAACTATGATAACAAAGGGGGGTTCTGTATTGGAAACAAAAAAGAATCTCTTTTTTTCTATTCTCCAAATGACAAGATAGAGTACAAATATAGAACTCGCAATACTAACACATTTGGAACTTTTTTTCAAGAGAAACAAAAGACAAATACTTTTCCGATAGTATTTAACAACACCATATCGCTTCTTAATTATAGTCACGCCAGAAAGAAAGCTTGGATTAATTCCTCTAGTCTTAAAATAGATTCTCTGGTAGAATCAAAGACTGCGATCTTTGGAAAGAGTTATTATAACTTCTTTATCACTCAAAGCGAAATCATAATTGTTTCTAATAATTTCCAATCTGCAAGAAAGATTAAATTAAGAAACAAAATCATCAAGAATGTAGAGATAGGAACTAAAGAAGAGAATAAGATTTCTCTGGTTATCAACACCAATCTTGGCGTATGTATCTTCGATGTATCTATCCCCAGATTTGCATTCAAGGATAAGAAGTTCTTCTTTGGAGATTATGAAGTATCTATCAACTCAAATAACGAGATATTCTTATACGACAATCAAAGCTCTAAATATACTAAGTTAGATCATTATACATACTCTTCTAATTATAAGAACCTTAGATTCTATCCGGTATGTCTAGGTAATAATGTATCGTATTTCTCTGAGAGACAGAATATATTGTTTGAAGAAGATCCGGATCTTGAGTTCAATGTCGAAGGTATGTTCTTTCAGAGAATGAAAGAGTTTCCTATGGAGGAATTTCCTGTCAATGCTCGTATAGAGAAGATAGATCTCAACGAAGAAACCTTCGAAAAACATCAAATAAACCTAGACTCAGAGGTTATTAAGTTTCCTTTTTACAAACCAAGAAAAAGAAGGAAATCCTAAAAATATAAATACTCTTATAGAATAGGAGTATTAGTATGCCTGCAATAACCAGCAGAAGTGAATTCAAAGAATACTGTCTCAGAAAATTGGGCAAACCTGTAATCCAGATAAACATAGCCGACGAACAAGTAGATGATCGTGTTGATGATGCGTTTGAGCACTATCGCGACTATCACTATGATGCGGTAGAAAAGGTTTATCTAAAACATCAAGTCACTCAGGATAATATCACAAACGGATACATCGAGCTCAACGATGCGATTGTTGGTGTCAAAAGAGTTCTACCTTTATTTGATAAGACAGACGGATATTCTAAAAGTTTCTTTGATGTTCGTTATCAAATGCATCTAAATGAAATTTATGATCTTAAAAGTATGGAGTTGTTGACTTATGAACTTACACAGTCACATCTCCAGTTAGTCAATGATATGATCACAGGAAGAGTGCCGATTAGATTTAATCGTCACCAAAATCGTTTATTCTTAGATATAGACTGGGAGGAGAGTCTAGGTGTTGATGAATATCTAATTGTAGAAGTGTATCGTGTTTTGGATCCGGATACTTATACGGATGTCTGGAATGACAGATGGTTGAAGAGATACGCAACTGCACTTATAAAGAAGCAATGGGGAGAGAATCTATCGAAATACGAAGGAATTCAAATGCCTGGCGGCATGACATTTAGTGGAACAAGAATCTTGGACGAAGCAAACCAAGAGATAACTCAACTTGAGGAAGAGATGTCTACTAACTACGAATTACCTGTAGATTTCTTGGTAGGTTAACATGGCAGTCAATCAATATTTTAATCAGACAAACTTTGCATCTGAACAAAATCTTTTGGAAGATTTGGTCGTTGAGTCTATTCAGATTCACGGTCAAGACTTCTATTATATAGAAAGAACTGAAGTAAACTCTGATACTGTATTCAACGAAGCAACTCTAAGTGAATTCAATACTGCATATCTGGTAGAGATGCATATAGAAGATACGGATGGATTTGCTGGTGAAGGAGACTTCCTTTCTAAGTTCGGACTTGAAGTACGAGATCAATTGAATGTTATTGTATCAAAGAAAAGATTCACAGAAGCCACAAGCAAAACAATCCCTCTATCCGGAGACTTAATATACTTTCCTTTAGTTGATAGGTGTTTCGAGATTCAATTTGTTGAAGATGAAGTGCCATTCTATCAGCTTGGCAAAATGTATGTATTCAGATTGACAACAGAGCTCTTCGAATACTCACATGAGTCATTCGATACTGGTGTTGCAGAGATAGATGATATTGGAACTGAGAACACATCATTCAGTGTGGACTTGACTTTTGGAACTGGAACTGGGGAATTCTCTGTAGGTGAGACTATATATCAGGGAGCAGATCTTGCAAACGCAACCGCCACTGGAGAAGTAATCTCTTGGAACTCCGGAACTAATGTTCTGAGAGTTGGTTCACTTACCGGAACATTCGCACAGAATACAAATACAATCGGTGCAACCTCTGCAGCAGAGTATCTCTTAGGTGCGACACAACAAATAACTTATATAGAAACAACTGAGAATACAGTGGATAATAGTGGGGGATCCGATTTCTCAGGAACTACTGACTCTGTTATTGACTTCTCAGTTACCAACCCATTCAGTGAGAGTTACTAATGTTAGGCATAACCCCACAATATAGAGGAACTCTGAGGAACTATATTATAGCATTTGGTTCTCTCTTTGATGATATCGATATCCAGAGAAAAAATTCTTCTGGAGTTGTCACGAGCATTATAAGAGTGCCTCTATCTTATGGGCCTGCTCAAAAGTATATCTCTAGAATTAACGCAGAGAGTAGTGATGTCGCAGTAGTCCTACCTAGAATGAGTTTTGAGATATCTGGTATCAGTTATGACTCAGGAAGAAAACTCCCCAAGATGTCAGGATATACTGGGGCGCATACTACAGAGGGAAACAAAACATTCGTTTATAATCCAGTTCCTTGGGACATATCAGTTACTCTTTCTTTATTAGTAAAGAATGCAGAAGACGGTACTCAGATATTAGAACAGATACTTCCTTTCTTTACTCCGTCCTTTATTGTGCCTATAAAGGAAGTAGATGAATTGGATATAGTGAGAGATACTCCTGTCATATTGGATTCAGTAGATGTACAGGATACATATGAAGGAGATTATCAAACAAGAAGAGTTTTAGAGTGGACTTTAGGTTTCACCCTAAAAGGATATCTGTATGGTTCTCAAGACAACAGAAAGACAATCAAGAAGTCAACTGCAAAGATTGTTAATATAGATACAAACAGAGATTTTTCTCAACAAGAGTATGAAGTAGATCCTACTACTGCCACAGAACTTGATGATTATGGATTTAGCCAAAGTATAACAGAGTTTAATAATGAAGACTAAAAGTGTAGACGAAAGACTTAATGACTTTCTTGGAATTGAAAATGAGATAAAGGAAACATCTCAAGAGTTAGTTGTGAAAGCTAATAATGATATACAAGAGTATCAAGAAGAAAAAAACGAACAACGCCAAAAAGATATAGAGAATGATTATGATTTTCATCGTCACAATCTACACGACTTGGTAGAGAAGGGTCAGGACACTCTCAATAATCTCATTGAACTTGCGAAACAGAGCGAACATCCAAGAGCATACGAAGTGGTAGGTCAATTGATGAAAACTACTGGGGATCTCACAAAAGACCTCATTGAACTTCAAGTCACTATGAATAAGATACAGAACACAAAAGAAGGTGGGCCAAGTAAAGTGGTGAACAACAACGCAGTCTTTGTTGGAAACACTAATGACCTATTAGAAGTTATTAAAGGAAAGAACCGAGTCATAGATCATGAGTGATATCTATTTAAATAATCCCAACCTAAAAAACGCAGGGGTTGAGATTCAATGGACTCAAGAACAAGCACAGGAATATGTTAAGTGTCTAGAGAATCCAGTGTATTTCATCAAGAAATATATGAAGATTGTAAACCTAGATGTTGGACTAGTTCCTTTTGAATTATATCCATTTCAAGAAAATATGATTCAAACTTTCCACGAGGAAAGATTTACTATATGCAAAATTGGGAGACAGTCAGGAAAGTCTATCACTTGTATCGCATTCTTCCTTCATTATATACTCTTCAATAAAGATGTATCTGTTGCTCTTCTTGCAAACAAACTTGCAACCGCTAGAGAACTTCTCAGTAGACTTCAGAGGGCGTATGAGAATCTTCCTCTTTGGTTACAACAGGGAGTATTGGTTTGGAACAAGACTAATATAGAATTAGAGAATGGTGCAAAGATAATGGCTGCTGCGACTTCATCCTCTGCTATAAGAGGTGGATCCTTCAATATCCTATTCTTAGACGAATTTGCGTTCGTACCAAATGAAATTGCAGAAGAGTTTTTTAATTCGGTGTATCCTACAATTTCATCTGGTGCTTCTACTAAAGTTATTATTGTATCTACTCCACAAGGTATGAATCATTTCTATAAACTTTGGAATGATTCAATTCAAAATACCAATTCTTATAAATCTATAGAAGTTCATTGGTCTGAGGTTCCGGGCCGTGATGAAAAATGGAAAGAAGAAACAATTAAGAATACTTCTGAAGAACAATTTCGGCAGGAGTTTGAGACCGAGTTTTTAGGTAGTACTAATACTCTCATTAATACTGCGAAATTAAAAAATCTTTCTTATAGTTCTCCCATAAAGATGACTCGCAATGGAACAGTAAAGATATATGAGGAGCCTAAAGAAACAAGTACATACTTTATTACTGTAGATGTGAGTAGAGGAAGGGGTCAGGATTACTCTGCACTATCGGTAATTGACGCATCAGAAGTTCCATATAAACAGGTAGCAACATTCAGATCCAACGAAATGCCGCCGATGGTATATCCGACACTTATAAAAGGAATAGCAGTTCAGTATAATAATGCGTATATACTAGTAGAAATTAATGACGTAGGGCAACAGGTTAGCGATATTTTATATCATGAGCTCGAGTACGAAAATATTATTTCGATTCACAATGATACTCGCAAAGGCCAGTCGATTAGTTCTGGTTTCGGTAAAGCCTTTACGATGGGAATCAGAACAACTAAGTCAACAAAAAAAATCGGTTGTTTTAATATGAAGAGTTTGGTTGAAGAAAATAAATTAATTATAAACGACTTCGATACCATAAACGAGTTAACAACTTTTGTTTCGAAGGGTCACAAATACGAGGCCGAGAACGGTAGAACCGATGACATGGTAGATACCTTGATTTTATTTTCTTGGATGGTCACTGATGCGTATTTCAAAGAACTGTCCGATTTAGACACCAGAAGAGAAATTTACGAAGAAAGAATTCGTATGTTAGAAGAGAATATGACGCCGTTTGGGTACATCCAAGATGGTGCAGAATTTGAGAATTTTTCAGACGATGAAGGTCAAGTCTGGCAGGTTGTCGAAAATAGTCTTTGAGATTATTAAAAAACACTTTTTTTATAAATATTAATCAAAGAAGAATATACTTAAACTAATGAGTTTATGATAAATTTTAAGGAGATGATAAAATGCCATTTCAAGTAAGTCCCGGCGTTAATGTATCAGAAGTAGACCTAACTACCACCACTCCAGCAGCTGCGGTATCCGTAGGTGCTTTGGTGGGTCAATTTGCAAAAGGCCCAGTAGGTGAAATAGTTACGGTTTCTAGTGAAACTGAATTGGCGCAAGTTTTTGGTAAACCAACAGACCAAAACTATAGATCTTTTTACACCGCTGCGAATTTCTTGGCATATGCTGGGAACTTGCAAGTTTCTAGAGTTGTCGGAAGTGGAACATTAAACGCAGTCGCAGGAGTCCCTACTACATCGACTCCTACTCTTGCAACAGAAACAGGAACTGCTGTCTCTGCAATAAGTGGAGAAACATTCACTGGTAACGGCGCAGATACAACATTTACCTTATCTAGAGTTACTTACGACGAAACTCTCACGGTAACTGTGGACGGAACTGCGACTACAGACTTTACAGGTGATGGAACAACTTTGACATTTGGATCGGCTCCAACCGGAACTATTCTTGTAGATGTTCCCGCGAGAAGTAAATTTGAAGTTTCTCAAACAGTTGGGGCAAATGACACAGTAGAAGTGGACGGATTTAGTATTGGTGTTGATTTTACTGTTAGTGGTCAATCAATTGACTTCTCAACTGCCCCGACAAGTGATATCACAATTACAGTCAAGGGCCCAACAGTTACGTCATTTGCATATACCCCAGTATTAGTTGGGACTGAAAGTGATGTTGCGTTTGGATCCGGTCAGGCCGGTGGTTCTGAATTTGTTGCAAGAACTCCGGGCCCGCATGGTAATTTTTTAAAAGTTTATATGGTAGATTCCGGAACATTCTCTAGTTTATCATCAACGCTGCAAAATGAATTTTCTGGAGCCCCAGTCACTGGAGAAGTACATATCCTTGTATGTTCTTCTGAATCTGGAACAGATAAAGTTATTGAAAAATTTTCATTCTTATCAAAAGCATCTGATGGAAAGCTCGAAGACGGAACAAATATTTACTATATAGACTATGTAAACGAATATTCCGATTATATATTTGCAGTAAACCACACCACAGAAGGTACAAACTGGGGAACACCATCTCTAGGAACAACATTTGCAACCTTAAGTTCTATAGTATATGTAGAATTTTCTGGTGGATCGGAAGGTTCTGTTCCAACTGCCGGAGAAGCAATTTCTGGATATAGCGTATTTGAAGATTCAGAAACTACAGATGTTGCCTTAGTGATGTCTGGAGAGTGGGGAGATATTACAGACGGCAATACAGTACAAACACATATCATCGACACAGTTGCCGCTGGTCGAAGAGATGCAGTCGCTCTGATATCTGCACGATATGTAGATTGTGCAGGCTCATCTCCAGCATCTGACGTTATTAGTTATTTCACTTCTACAATGACAAGTAACAGCAATTATGCATTTGTAGATTCAAACTACAAGTATCAATACGACAAGTACAATGATAAGTATCGATGGGTTCCTTTAAACGGAGACATCGCTGGTCTTATGGCAAGAACTGATAGTGAAAGAGATCCTTGGTTCTCTCCTGCTGGTTTCAACCGTGGAGTTATCAAGAATGTTGTTAAGACTGCTTGGACACAAACAAAGGCAAACAGAGACGATCTTTACAGAAAGGCTCTAAACCCAGTTGTTACATTCCCAGGCCAAGGTACAGTTCTTTATGGTGACAAGACGTTCACCACTAAACCAAGTGCCTTTGACAGAATTAATGTAAGAAGATTGTTTATTGTTCTAGAGAAGACTATTGCAACAGCATCTAAGTTTACTTTGTTCGAAATGAATGATGAATTCACACGTTCACAATTTGTATCTCTGGTCGAACCTTTCCTACGAGAAGTAAAGGGTCGTAGAGGTATATTTGACTTTAAGGTTGTTTGTGACTCAACAAATAATACTGCTCAAGTTGTTGACAGTAATGAGTTTGTTGGTGACATCTTCATTAAACCTGCTAGGTCTATCAACTTCATCCAGTTAAACTTTGTTGCTACAAGAACTGGAACAGATTTTGAAGAAATTGTTGGATCTGTATAGTAATCGTTATAAATATAGTTAAAATTTAGGAGAAAACAATGGCGTTTGATATCGCATCATTCAAATCAAATCTGAGAAACGGTGGGGCAAGACCTAACCTATTCGAAGTGGAAGTTGGAAACCCAATTGACGGTTCTGCGGATAACGTATTCCGTTTTCATTGTAGAGCTGCTCAGTTGCCGGCTTCAACTATTCCTGCAATCGATGTTCCTTATTTCGGTAGACAAGTAAGACTTGCCGGAAATAGGACATTCGAACCTTGGACTGTTACAATTCTTAATGACGAAGATTTCTCAGTAAGAACTTCATTGGAAAACTGGATGGGCGGTATCAACGACCACGCATCAAACTTGCAGTTTAACAATCAAACAACTTACAAGAACAGAGATTCTAAAGTCGTTCATTATGGAAAAGACGGCGCAGTTATTGCGACATATAAGTTTGTTGGTATTTTCCCAACAGAACTTGGTGCAGTAGAACTTGCTTGGGATTCTAATGACCAGATCGAAGAGTTTACTTGCACATTTGCATATGACTTCTGGTTGCATGAAGAAGCAGCAGGAGGCCTACAGGTCAGCGTAAGCATCTAATATTTCCCCAATCTATACAACTATTTTTTCATTATAAATAGTTGTGTAGATTTAAAGGTGATGTTAAATGGCGATTAAACTTTTTGGTTTCAATATATCTAGGAATTCGGAGGACAACAAACCTGTTCGTTCCTTTGTCCCTAGAGAAGATCAAACCGATGACGGTGCATTAACAATTCAGAGTGGGTTCTCCGGAACCTACTTAGAATTGGAAAATAATGCTAAGTCGGACTCAGAACTTATAAACAAATATCGTGAAATGGTGATGCATCCAGAAGTGGAGATTGCCGTTGACGATATCACATCCGAAGCGATAGTCCACGACACTATCGAATATCCTGTCAAAATTCACACAAAGAACATCAAGAGTGCTTCTCTTCGAAAAACTATTGAAGAGGAATTTAATAATATTCTAAAACTTCTTAAGTTCAAAGAAAGAGGTTATGATATTTTCCGCAATTGGTATGTTGACGGAAGAATATTCTATCATATCATCATCAATGAATCTAAGCCAAAAGAAGGCATCAGAGAACTTCGCAATATCGATCCTCGTAAAATTAAAAAAGTAAAACAAGTCAAGAAAGACAAAGTTTCAGCGCAAGATCCCGTAAATACTGCAGGGTTAGTTTCTAACCAAGAAGAATATTATGTTTACAATCAAAAAGGAATTGTAAATGCTGAGGGCGTTTCCGGACTTCCAATTACTATCGATTCTATTTGTCATGTCACATCAGGACTTAAAGATGGTCGCAGAAACTATGTCGTAAGTCATCTTCATAAAGCAATCAAACCTCTCAATCAATTGAAACTGGTGGAAGACTCCGTTGTTATTTACAGATGGACAAGAGCACCAGAAAGAAGAGTGTTCTATATTGATGTTGGTAACTTGCCGAAACAGAAAGCAGAACAATACCTTTCTGAAATAATGACCAAACACAAGAACAAGATTGTCTACGATGGAACTACTGGTGAAGTCAGAGACGATAGAAAACATCTATCAATGTTAGAGGATTACTGGTTTCCTCGCAGAGAAGGTGGTCGAGGAACTGAGATTGAAACATTGCCCGGTGGTACAAACCTAGGCGAGATGGATGATGTCAATTACTTCCTCAAGAAATTATACAAATCTCTGAATGTTCCTATCTCAAGATTAGAACCAGAGAACACCATGCAGTTGGGAAGAGCTCAAGAGATATCCAGAGACGAATATAAATTCAACAGATTTATCATACGACTACGAGATAAATTTTCAGATCTATTTACCGATCTATTGAAGAAGCAACTTATACTAAAAGGATTTATCAGTGTAGACGAATGGAAAGAGATGAGTCAGGATATTATATTTGACTTTACTCAGGATTCATATTATACAGAAATTAAGAATTCCGAAATGATTAGAGATAGAATTGCGTTAGTCGCAGAGATGCAAGACTACATCGGCAAGTACTATTCTAATGAATGGGTGAGAAGAAATATTCTTAAGATGACTACTTCAGAAATCAAACAGATGGACAGTCAAATTAAGAAAGAGTTGGAAAGTGACGAACCTCAAGACCAGCCACCAGAAGATGAAGGTGGCGAAGAGGGACAACAAGATAATGAACAAAATCTCATATAGGAGTCTAAAAAATGAGTGACAACGAAGAAAATATAAATAGTAACTTGGAAGCAACCGCCAATATTGTCGATGACATTGTTAGTGGCGAGTTAGCAGATGCTCAGAATGCGATAAAAGGTATCCTGAGTCAAAATATGGCCGATGAAATCGAAGGTCATAAACAAGAATTTGCTGCGACTTTGTTTCAAGGCGAACCAGAGGTCGAGGTAGAAGATACCGAAGAAATTTCTGCGGAAGTTGAAGAACCCGAAGGTGAAGCCGAGGTTGCAGAAACCGAATAATAGGATTGACTATGAAGACTTTTTCACAATTTCTAGAAGATGATTTAGACGAAGCGGTAAAACGTAAAGTTGTTATCCGTGGTGGCAAACGTAAAATTAAGTTTAAATCTGACCGGGCTGGTTACAAAGTTGATGGCAATAAAAGAGAAATTAAAATTTCTGCTTCAGATAAAGTCAAAATGAGTTTGAGGAATAAAAAGTCTGCTCGAAAGAGAAAGGGCAAAGTTGCTATTTCTAATACTCGCAGAGCAAGGTCAATGGCCAAACGTACAGGAACATAGACATGAAACTTATAACAGAAATTTGCGAAGATCTTATTGTAGAAGAAAAAGGAAAAGACCTTTATATTGAAGGAGTCTTTCTTCAGTCAAATATAGAAAATCGAAACGGCAGAGTGTATCCAAAAGAAGTTCTTGAGAAAGAAGTCAAGAGATATACAGAAAATTACATTAATAAAAACAGGGCATTCGGTGAATTAGGTCATCCGGATGGGCCCTCTATTAACCTTGAAAGAGTTTCCCACATGATTAAATCTCTCAAACTTGAGGGCGATAACTATGTCGGTAAGGCAAAGATTATGAAAGAAACTCCTTATGGTGCAATAGTATCAAATCTTATCAAAGAAGGTGCGTCTCTTGGTGTTTCTTCTAGAGGTATGGGAAGTGTGAAGTCTACGAAAGAAGGAAACAATGTAGTACAAGGTGATTTTTATCTTGCGACTGCAGCCGATATCGTGGCGGATCCATCTGCTCCTGATGCATTCGTAAATGGAATCATGGAAGGTAAGGAATGGATTTGGGATAATGGTATTATCCGCGAAGCACAAATTGACAGTTATCGAAATGCAGTTAGGTCTGCAAAGTCTAAAGAGATGGAAACTACTAAGATAGGACTCTTTGAAGATTTCTTCGAAAAATTGTCTAAAAACTAAATTATTATAAATATTTGGTAAAATCAACTCAATTAGGAGAATAATACGATGGCTAATGAACTAGAAGTCAATGAAGTTGAAGAACTAGAGAATTCAGTAGAGTCTGAAGAAATTTCTGAAGAGTCTCAAGACGAACTAGTTCAAGAAGTTTCTGAGGAACAAGCTGACGGAGCGGTAGAAGAAATTCTTGCCGAGTTAGACGAAGAAGAAACTTCTGAAGAAAGTGAAGAAGAAGAGTCTTTGGCAGAAGGCGGCTACGGTAAGAAAAAAATGAAAGAGGCCGACGATGAAGAAGACGAAGAAGAACCTAAGAATTCTTTTATGATGAAGAAGAAGGTCAAGAAAGAAGATATTGATGTATCAGAACACATTGATGCAATGTTGTCTGGACATGAATTGTCCGAAGATTTCCAAGAAAAGGCTCGCACGATTTTCGAAGCAGCTGTTCTAGAACAAGTAAACGCAGAAGTTGAAAAGATAGATCAGCAATACGAAGAAGATTTTGAGAAGTCAGTTCTTGAAGTTAGATCACAACTTGCGGAAAAGGTAGATGAGTATTTGTCTTATGTCGCAAAAGAGTGGTTGGAAGAGAATAAGGTTGTTGTTGAAAGCACCCTTAAGCTCGAAATCATGGAAAACTTCATTTCTGGCATGAAGACAGTTTTCGAAGAAAACTATATCGAAGTTCCAGAAGAGAAGTCAGACTTGTATGCAGAAGCAGTTGCAGAAGCAGAACAAGTTAAAGAACAACTCAATGAAGAAATCGAAAAGAATGTTAAACTTTCAAAAGAAGTTGAATTAGTTCAGAAAGATGGAATCATTAGGGATGTCGTGGAAGGTATGACTATCCAACAGGCTGATAAGATTCGTTCTTTGTCTGAAGGTATAGAATTTACTTCTACTGAAGATTTTGCTGAAAAGGTTAAAGTCATTAAGGAAAATTATTTTCCAAGTGAAGAGACTGTTTCTAGTGAAATTGTAGATGGCGAAGAAGAAGTCACTGCGGTTGAAGATTCTCCGGCGGTTCTGGAAGAACAAGCTGCCAAAGAAACTATGAACCCAGTAATGGAAAACTACGCAAGAGCAATCTCAAGGTTCAGTAGAAAACAGTAAAAATCAAAATATTATAAATAATAACTGTAAATTAAGAAAAACTTGACAAAAACTTAATTGAATTAATCCAAAGGAGACTACGATGTATACAGAAATGCATTTGTCAGAGCAACTTCAAGAGAAGTGGAAGCCAGTAATCGAGCATCCCGATCTACCCAAGATCGAAGATTCTTATAAGAGAGCGGTAACCGCTATGCTTCTTGAAAACCAAGAAAGTATTGCAAGAGAAGAAGCCTCAATGTTGACTGAAGGGCCGATAAATGCAGTTGGTGGCGGTATGTCTCCAGTTGTCGGTGGCGAAGGTAACATTAAGGGTATGGATCCTGTACTGATTTCATTGATCAGACGTTCTATGCCTAACCTGATGGCCTATGATGTTCTAGGTGTTCAACCTATGAGCGGCCCAACAGGTCTCATTTTTGCAATGAAATCACAATACGGCGATCAAGCCGGTGAAGCACTTTACGGCGAAGCAGATACTGCTTTCTCTGGTGCCTCAAGTCCTGCCCATGCAGGAACTGACCCATTCAGTGGTGCTGCAGTTTCTGGTTCTGGCGCTTCAGCCGAACTAGACTATTCTGCTGGTGACTACACAACGGGCGGATCTGCTGCTACTGCTAAGGCAGAAGCATTAGGAGACGGTTCTGTATCTGGAATGGGTACGGGCGGCCACTTCAATCAAATGTCATTCTCTATCGATAGAGTATCTGTCACAGCGCAATCAAGAGCACTGAAAGCAGAATACACTATGGAATTGGCACAAGATCTGAAGGCAGTTCACGGTCTAGACGCTGAAAGCGAATTATCAAACATTCTTTCTTCAGAAATCACTGCTGAAATCAACAGAGAAGTTCTGAGAACAGTATACGCAGTTGCAAAGCCTGGCGCACAAGCTGGTGTAACTACGAAGGGTGTTTTTGATCTAGATGCTGACGCAGATGGTCGTTGGTCAGTAGAGAAGTATAAAGGTCTTCTTTACCAGATCGAAAGAGAAGCAAACGCAATTGCTAAAGAAACTCGTAGAGGAAAAGGTAACTTGGTTATCTGTTCTTCGGACGTTGCCTCTGCTCTCGCCATGTCAGGTGTACTAGATTACAACCCCGCACTACAAACTAATCTTTCAGTTGATGACACAGGTCAAACTTTTGCCGGTGTTCTTAACGGAAGAATGAGAGTTTATATTGATCCTTACTTCACATCAACTTCTGGATATGAGTTGTTGGTTGTAGGTTATAAGGGATCTTCACCTTATGATGCTGGTATTTTCTACTGCCCATACGTCCCATTACAAATGGTTCGCGCAGTCGGCGAAAATACTTTCCAACCTAAGATTGGATTCAAGACCCGATACGGAATTGTTGCAAACCCATTTGCCTCAATGAGTTCTGGTTCAAACCAATACTACAGGAAGGTTGCGGTATCAGGATTGACAGCAATCGGTTAATCGATTACTTAAAATCTAAAAAGAAAAAAGGGACTTTCGAGTCCCTTTTTTTGTGGGTGATTATAAATAGTTTGGTCGTTAAACGACTTCCATTCTTATTTAAATTATTGAAGAGCAATTCTTCATAAAAATGTGATAGAAGGGGGCATCGCCCCCTTCCTTTTTGGAAAACTCAAATACTTTTTTTATAAATATAAGAAAATCATTTTATACTGGAGAGAGAAAATCCATGCCTAATTCCAACTTAGTCAACTCAAAAACGAACATGAAGACTCGTATAAGAAGTCAAGTTTCTGGTTCTAACCCAAGAGATTTGGGGAGACTTGCAAAATCCGCAAGGTTTGTCGGTCTTACAGATGATTCAGAAGTTGAAACTGACATCGATACCGAAATGGCTGCAGCAATTCCTAGTGCATCAGTAGATGATCTAGTAGAAATGTCCGAAGGTCTTAAAGAATTAAGAACTGGTGCTGCGGATATGGGATCAGTTGCAAATACTGATAACCTCACAGAAGGTGGAAATAAGTTTCTAAACGCTGAAAGTGTTCAACCACAAATAAGTGTTTCTGGAGATTTATCATACAATGGCGGTGTAGTTTCTTATACCGCTCCTACTGCGGCCGCACTACAAGTTGTTGCAACAGTCGGTGATTTACCCGCTGGTGCTTCTGCCGGAGATCAAGCAGTTGTTCAATCAAATAATAAGTTATACATTAAAACTGCAGATGGTTGGTATGCAGTTGCATTAATCAATACTGCTCCAACAGTATCGGGGAACGATGCAGCATATACTCTTGCTACCGACATGACTCCGACAGTCATTACCTTGACTGCAACAGACCCAGAAAACGATCCAGTATCATTCTCACACGCAGTTACTTCTGGAGCACTCAACGGAACTACGGTTACACAGAATGATAATGTCTTTACTATAACACCTCACGGAGTTCTTCCTGCGACATTCGAATTAACATTTTCCGCAAATGACTCAGTGAATGTCGCAACAACGACGCCATCAAGTTTTACACTCGCATTCTCTACAGATTGGGCTGCGTTTTCTTCTTGGAATACGACACAAATAATAAATCCAAATCCTGGCTGGCAGACTTGGACAAGCGCCAGCGATGGTCACAAATTTGGATCATCCGTTGCAATATCAGAAAATTATTTTGTGGTTGGTAGTGGAGATCGTTTTCAGTTTGGATATCGGGGAGGCAGACACTATCTATACGATATGACGGGAAGCTTATTACACACATTAGATTGGGGGGCAGCTGCTTATTTCACATCTCCGTCTGGAATTGGAGCTTCGTCGGACGATCTATGGATCAATAATGGGTTTTTTAGATGTCAGATACATGAAGGAAGAAATGTCGTAGCCACACTCTCTGATAGAAGAGTCTCCGCGAATACTAGGAGATCTCATATAGATTTCTTTGATATTACTTCTGGAAATTTAATAAGTACATTTATATACACTGGAGATACATACGCTAATAATAAGAAAATGGTATTTTCTGATGATGGTAACACTCTTTATTTAGCAACCAGCTATAGTAGAGGAATTCATACCATAGATATCACTAATCTATCTTCGCCGACGTTAACTGGAACCTTTGTCAGTAAAGGCGGTTCTGGCTTGGGTAGTCTAGGAAGAGGATTGGATATAAAAAATAACTGGGTAGTTTTTGGGGAAGACGGCGCGGATTATGGTGGTCAAAATGAAGCTGGGCGGGCCTGGGTAAAAAACACAGTGAATAATACAGAATACGAAATAAATCCTACATCTCCTGCCGGGTATGGGAATTTTGGATTTAATACTCTAATAAACGATAACTGGATTGCAATTAGCGAAACAGGAGGCGAGTCGGCTAGAGGTGTGGTATATTTGTACGAGTTTGACTCTACGGACGATAATGCTGCAGCACCAGTTATTCGCGGAAGGTTAACTCCTAATGATTTTAATCTTCCTATCGCTTGGGGAGGATCGTCTTATCAGTTCGGAAATGGTGTTGAAATGACCGATGAAGCGTTATTTGTAGTGGGGGGTAGACAAGAAGGGTCGTATAGTCAAATATCGGTATTTAATTTAAACAACATTCCAGCTGGCGGAAGTGCGAATTCAAATCTTTCTTCTAGTTATATGTCTACTATGTCGTTAGATAGTCCTACTTCTCCAGAACAAGATTACTTTGCAAACTCGCAGCTGGTCGGATACACCAGACATAACTTTGCAGTTGATGGAACGACTTTAATTGCGGGTTCGCCTGGATATCAACAAGGTTCTTACGATTACTCAGGAACTGCATATCTGTTCAAGGCAACAACATAATTTAAATAGGAAAAACAAATGTCAGATACAAATTTAGATCCTTCAATAACCGCCCTCACTAATAGGGCGTCTACAGTTGCTGTCACTGCGACTGCAAGAGAGTTAATGAACATCTCAAGACTTGCTCCTAGTTTGGAACAGTCAGAGAACACAGATTTAGAAATTGCAATCAACGCAAGAGCAGAAGATCTAGCTCCATCCGCGACTGCAACAGAACTCAAGAGTATTGGTAAAGCAATCGGTAATGTCCTAGAACCAGAAACATTTGTCGCTGGTGGAACACTTCCAAACCAAGCACAAAACTCCGGTAACTTCCTTGCAACAAATGGAACTGCAGAATCTTGGGGTGGACTTTCAGTTTCTACTCTCAGTGAGGTCAATATATCTTCTATCATGAATGATGAGACTTTGGTCTACAATCATGTCAATGGTTTATTTGAGAATAACTCACAGGTTTTCAGAATTCAAGAAATCGGGTTAACAGAAAATATTCCTGCTTCTGGAGCATTTGGAGGCCAGGTTGTTTTTGATCAACAAACATCAGAATTGAAATACTGGGATGGATCAGAATGGAAAGTTGCAGCGGTAGTTGCAGCAGGTGGAGGTTCTACCTCTCAGGTAGACTGGCAGTCAGTCAATACGACATTTGTACATAGAGTACAATCTCTAGGAGATTCTAGGTGGGGCAACTCTGCAGCAATATCCGGAGATTATTTCTGTATTGCGGATTCGGAAAATGCTGGCAGTTATAGGGGCACACTATACATTTACGATACCGAGACAGCAACTCTACAACACAGTGTTACCGGAACAGTATCAAATGGTCAACAAGGAGTTGACTACGAAGGTCATGGCCCAACAGCGATGTCCGGAGATTATATTGCAATTAGTTCTGGTTATCATATGAATCAGGATAGAGTAAGAATTATTCAAGCAAGTACAGGTAATGTTGTAGCAACAATAACAAGACCATCAGAACTAGCTAACGACTGTAGATTTGGTCAGAGTGTTGCATTGAATGAAGATTGTTCTAAACTTGTTGTTGGAGCTCCGCGAAACCTCAGTAACCGAGGAAGAGTATACGTCTATGACATTTCAGACAAGAACAATCTTCCCAGTGCAGACGAATATACTCTCTCATTACAAAGTTATACTCAGAACCCCAGTTACAAGTTTGGCGAGTCGGTTGCTATATCAGGAAATATTCTTGTCACTGCATCGCCGGGAATGTATCAAGGCGTGGGTTTAGAAAACCGAGGTTCGGTGTTTGACGCAACTACTGGGGACATGATACCTTCTGGCGTAGGAGATAGCAAATTTGTACAACCTAGCGGATATACAGCCCCATTCGGACACAGTGTTGATGTATTCGAAAATAGTGGGGATTTCATTGCTGCATTTTGCGAAAGAGAGGCAATAGTCTCGGGCGAGGCAAACGCCGGTGCTGTACACATATATAATAGTTCTGGTGATCTAATTAGAACAATAGTAACTCCAAATGCTTCCCAAAATGAATACTTTGGAACACAGGCGAAAATTCTTTCTAGTGATACAATTATGATTTCTGCCCCTACCGCAGACACTGGGGGAGAATTCTCAAGTTTTCCTCATCGAAGAGGTAGGGTTTATTTCTATAGCATAACAGACGGATCTTTGTTGGCAACACTAGACAATCCAGATGACCTTTCATCTTCTGCAAATCATAACCACAATAAATACTTTGGTCGTTCTATATCAGCAGACAAGACAACCGGAAAAATATTAGTTGCTCAGGGCCCGGGCGCTCTGGATCATCGGGCCTATATCTTTGAGGCTCCAGTTACTCAATCTGGTGGAGGTTCTGGTGCCTCTAGTATAGATTGGTCTGCGGCAGACTCAACAATAGCCACAATAGGTGGGACTGACATCGGACACACTCTAACTTCTACTCAATTATCGGATGGTAGAAATATAGTAATCGCTGGGTTTGATCACAATTCGTTCTACGCATATGATTTGGCAGATAACTCTCTGATATGGAATGTATCATCAGCAGGTAGTGTCCCAGATGATAATGGAGCAATGGCTTCTTCCGGAGATTATTTTGCCGCTATCGAAGGAGGGAGCGTTAGAGTTCGTTCCGCGCTTGACGGAAGTTATGCTGATGGTGGGTCATCTCTTCTAAGTATCCCAGGCTGGGGAAGTAATCAAGTCCAGAGTATTAGTATGCATGGAAATTATATCTTCTTACCCAGAACAGCGTATAATCAGTATGCAATGGTCAAATGGGATACAAGGGAGATAGTTTGGCAATATACCGATACTAATCATCCTTGGAATATAGTTAATTCAAATCCAAATGCTGGTATCGCAGCTTATAACCACGATATGGGAGAAAATTATCTTGCAGTTCAAGATATGTATAGTCATTCCGGAGCATATCAAGCGGGGGCAGTACACATAATAGATTATTTAACTGGACAAGAAGTCTCTAGACTTGACGATCCAAATCCAGTAGTTAATGGTAGATTTGGCGGTATTTCTGGTAGAGAAAATGGAATTGCAGTTTCTGGAGACAAGGCTATTATTGGTGATCCGAATGACGGTCACGGTAAAGTCCACATTTTCGATATGCCTACAGGAACATTAGAATTCACAATAGATGAAAACACTGCTGGTGGGTCAGGTATAGCCTATTATGATCGACAGAGCACTGCTGGATATAATTTCGGTCAGGAAATCGAAGCATACGGAGACTACGCAGTAGTTTCTCATAATTGGGACTCATATATAATTCAGATATCTACGGGCGAAATTAAACATGAAACTGCCCTTCTGAATATCGATAGAGTAACTATGGTAGAGAACTATGCGATTGGTGGAGATTTGAATACAAACAATCTGAGAATCATAAAAGGAATAATTTCTTAATTTAAAGGAAAAATAAAATGGCTAATACATTTACTTCAAGAGATACTCTCAAAACAAAACTCTTGGCTGCGCTAGGTTCTGCAACCACTGCAGATCAGATCGTCAAGTTGTCTCGTTCAATTGAGAAGGCAAATCTAGACGATGATGCAGATTTAGAAACTGCATTAGATACAAAAGTATCTGCGATGGCGACTAGTGCGTCTACTGCAGATATTGAGAAACTTGCATTCGGTGTTAAGAAACTCAGAACTCCGGCGGGTGCTGCAACTCCGACTTCTACTCAAGTTGCGGAAGGTTCTAGTAACCTATATGTGACCGACTCAAGAGTCAGAAGTTCATTCAGTGCGGCTGGAGACTTATCATATAATGCTGGAACTGGTGTTCTGTCTTACACTGCATTGCCAGATGCATTAACAGTTTATGCGACAGTTGGAGATTTGCCATCAAGCGGAGTTGCTGCTGGTGCAAAGGGTATCGTAGAAGAGAATAAGAAACTCTATATCTTCACAGGTGCATCATGGGTTGGTGTAGGATTGGTTGATCAAAAACCAAACTTCACAACAACTCCAGATGGTTCTTATGCATTATCGCCTGGCGCTGATACAGTGATTACTCTTGCTGCAACAGATCCGCAAGGAGATGCAATAACATATAGTTATCAAGTAACTGCAGGGGCCTTAGGTGGAACTACGGTATCACAAGCAGATAATGTTTTCACAATTTCCGCAAGTTCTAATAGTGCGGATGCTGGTTCTTTCTCATTGTCATTCACTGCATCAGACGGAACTAACTTAACAACCACAACTCCTTCAGAGTTTACTCTTACTTTTGGTTTTAATTGGGACAGTATTGACATTTATACTAGATATAATACCAGTAATGAAGGCGAGGAATTCGGTAAATGGATGGCCACTTCTGGTGAATTTTTCGTAACCTCCAAGACGAAATATAATAGTAATGGAGGGTTTGTTGAGATATATGATAGTTCTGTAGGATCCGGCGCTCTTGGAAATACAATCGATTATGTTCTGCCAAACTGGATTGGGCAAGGGGGATCTTTTGGTGGTTTGGGCCCAGCGGCAAATAACGGTCATGCTTTATCTTGGCATACAGGAGCATATACTCCAGACAACGGAGGAACAAAACTAGCATTAGATGGAAATCTGGTTGCATTCCAATCTCACTATAATAATGGTGATGTACAAGTTTGGAAGGTGAATACAGACGGAACTCAAACGCTTGGCCAGCCAGTTGCTAAATTTATGTTTACTCCAAGAGATTCATATCTCCCACAACAAGTACAAGATGATACATATTATAGTGGAGGGTCTTCGTATGGACAAACGATTGACATTGGTGGTGGTTATCTCGCAATTGGCGCGCCCGATGCAAAGATGCAACATCTCGTCAATACTAGCTACAGACAACCTAACTGCGGAAAAGTTTTTGTATATGATTTAAGTCAACCAGATGAATCTTCTGCGTTTGCAAATGGTTATGTTCTAGAAAGACCTACTAATCCTTACAATGGTACAGCAGGTCAGAGCGAAATGTCAAATATAAGGTTTGGCTCTGCTGTTGCGATAGCTGCATCGGCAGGACTTCTGGCGGTTTCTTCTCCAGAATATATGTGGAGCGGGAGTGACATGGTTGGTGGAGCGGTATTCATTTATAACCTTTCCGATGGTTCTTATATAAGAACTATCAACACAAGTAACCCGGCCGGGAACGGCGATGTAAATAATGAATCGCGGCCTGGGACAGAACATAGATCAATGGCAATTACTCCAAATGGTTCTAAGTTAGTCATTGGAGATATGCGAGGTAGACAGTCAGGGAACTCGACAGGAGGTATTGTTTCCGTATTTGATGTATCTACTGGGGTCTGTGTCAATTCTTGGAGGGCTAACACTCAAGTTTCCGAGTCTAATAGTAAGTGGGGACAATCTGTTGATATATCTCCAGAAGGAGACCATGTGGTGTTCGGTGCTCCCGATGCCGACGGTGGCGCAGGGAAGTTTTTCTTTGCAAAAGTGGATGGAACTAATTTTCCAAGCGGGCCAAATATGTGGAATCCGCAAGGGTCTGGTTATACGGGATTTGGTGCAGATGTCGCATTTGGCGATGATCAGATATACGTTAGTGCTGGAGTACAGGGTGCGGTAGCTACATATAAAGCATAATAATATACCTTATGACTTAGAGGGACTCTTCGGAGTCCCTTTTTTTTGATATAAATAATAGTGTTACGGAGTATCTATTGTGGCGTTAAATGTCGATTTTGAAAATCCAAATTATCTGAGTAATCAGTCATTTCAGTTGAGCATCCTCAAGTGTCCTTCATTGAGTCCATTTGTGCAGGGTGTCAGTTTGCCTGGCATGACTTTCGGAGAAGCACTTCTGGGAACACCTTTTGCGGATAGAAAGGAACCTGGCGATAAAATAATATTCTCAGTTCTTTCTGTCAGTTTCTTAGTGGACGAAGAAATGAAGGCTTGGATGGAAGTATATGACTGGATTAGGGGTCTAGGATTTCCTGAGAGTTTTGGCCAATATCGAAGTTTTGCACAAGGAAGACAATTGACTGGGGATGATGTTTATTCTGATGGTTCCTTGTTATTATATAACAATCAGGGCGCTCCAATATATGAGGCAGTATTCAAAGATTTATTTCCTATTGCGTTAGGGGATATCCCATTCTCTTCTCTAGAAACTGGAGATGAACCAACAGCGACTACTGCAGATTTCCAATACACTGGATATGAAATTAAAAAAATAGACTAAAATATGAAACTAAGTGAACTCAAGGAAGAGGCCGTTAAAGACCTCCAAATTGACAGAACTGACCTTGAAACCTCTATTCTCAATCTTTCTATGTTATGTTCCAAGTGGCATAACTATCGTATTGATCAGGCTTCTATTGTCAGTTTAAATCAATTCAAATACAAAAAACTCGAAGCAAAGAAAAAGAAATACTATCTAGGTAAACTCAACGAAGACGAATTAGATCTTCTTGGGTGGGAGTCTGATGGATATAAAGTTCTCAAAGGTGATGTGCAGATGTGGTTAGATGACGATGATGATCTCATCACAGAGGCGCAGAAGCTTACATACCAAAAAGAAATATTAACTTTTATAGAAAAACAGATGAATCTTCTTGATAGTAATAAATGGCTAATAAAAGATTTGATTAATGTGCGGAAATTTCTAGAGGGCGGTTAATGCAATCGGTAACCGCACATAAACACAGCGAAGTGCATTATATTCTGGATTCGGATGAACTATTCATTCTGAAGGAATTGGTGGATTACTTTACCTACGAAGTGCCTGGCGCAAAGTTTATGCCTGCATATAGAAATAAGGTGTGGGATGGAAAGATTCGTCTGTTTAACCCTACCAATAGAAAGATATATGCTGGACTGATTAATCAAGTCCAGAACTTCTGCGAAATGAATGAGTATGAATTCTTTTGCGAAAAGCCAGATAGAGTTATATTCAATGAGGATAATCTCAAAGAACTAGCAGAATATGTTAAACCTCAATCTAAGGGACAACCTTTAACATACAGAGATTATCAACTAGACGCAATACAGACCGCTATCAATAAAGACAGATGTTTGCTGTTATCACCAACAGCTTCTGGGAAGTCTCTTATCATCTATACCTTGATAAGATTTTATCTAATGCATCCGGATTTGTCTGGTAAGAAAATACTAATAATTGTTCCGACTACCTCTTTGGTTTCTCAGATGTATGCAGACTTCCAAGACTATGGATTTGATGTCAAGAATAAGTGCCATGTCATTTATCAGGGACAATCCAAGACTACGGACAAGAGAGTGGTGATCTCTACATGGCAATCTATATACAAAGAGAGAAAGCCATACTTTGATCAGTTCGGTGCAGTTATTGGAGATGAGTGTCATTTATTCAAAGCCAACTCTCTTATGAAGATTATGGAGAAGATGACCGAGTGTAAATATAGGTTCGGCACCACAGGAACATTAGACGGAACTAAAACTCACAAGTTAGTTCTCACTGGTCTATTTGGGGATGTTAAGAAAGTCACAACCACTAGAAAATTAATTGATAATGAAACTCTTTCTAGTTTTAAGATTGAATGTCTAGTTCTCAAATACTCAGACGAACAATGTAAAGAAACAAAGAAAATGCCATATCCGGATGAAATTGATTGGATAGTGAGAAATGAAAAAAGAAACAACTTCATAGTTAATTTGACAAATAGTCTCAAAGGCAATACACTAGTTCTCTTTAACTTTGTAGAAAAACACGGTAAGCCTTTATTCTTACAATTACAAGAAAAGGTAGATTCGGATAGACCTTTGTTCTATGTAAGTGGTGAAACTAAAGTAGGCAATAGAGAAGAGGTTAGGCTCACCACAGAAGAATCCGATAACGCAATCATTGTTGCCTCTTATGGTACATTCTCAACTGGTATCAACATAAAGAATCTTCACAATGTTGTGTTTGCTTCTCCTTCTAAGAGTAAGATAAGAAATCTTCAATCAATTGGTAGAGGATTGAGAAAGGGAGATAGGAAAGAGAGTGCGGTTCTTTATGATATTGTCGATGATCTTAAACATAAATCCCATACTAACTTTGCTCTTAGGCACTTTTTTGAACGTATAAATATCTATAATGAAGAGAAATTTGACTTTAAGATCAATGAAATAAGAATGTATAAAGATGGATTATAAGATACTTAGATTAAAGAACGGTGAGGATATCCTAGGCGGAATGAAGGGGGAAAGTAGAGATCACTACATAATCCACAGGCCTTGGCAATTAAGTAGGATACCCACGGGCCTAAGACCTTCCGAGGCATACCTTGCCTTTTCAGATTGGATTCCTTATTCTCCGCAGTTAGACTACGAAATACAAAAAAGTGAAGTTTTAATTATAGTTTCATGTAAAGATGAAATCATAGAGTTCTATAAAAAATTATTAGAATCAAAGAATTCAAGAATATCTTTTAAGTCTTTTGACGATGCAATGACAGAGAAAGAATTAGATAAATCTAATGATGATTACATCAACGCGTTGAAAGAATTCGAAGATAAGATTAAGCATTAGAATATTCCTTAAATCACAACAGATTTATTATACACATACAACCGGCGTATGTCAAGTGTTAAATTAAAAAATATTTAATGTTTGACAAACGCACCATCATTTGTTACAATGTATGCAACTTTTAACGAGAACCCAATGGCAGAAAAAAAGAAAAACGCACACTATGTAGATAATAAGCAACTCCTTTCTGCAATGATAGAATTTCGCAATTCTGTCATTGATGCGAAAGAGAAAGGCAATCCGAGGCCTAGAATTCCCAATTACATTGGAGAATGTATTATGAAGATTTCTAATCATCTTTCGTATCGCCCCAACTTTATTAACTACACATATAAAGATGAAATGATTTCTGATGGAATAGAGAACTGTCTTCTATACATAGATAACTTTAATCCAGAGAAATCTAAAAACCCCTTTGCATATTTTACTCAGATAATTTACTATGCCTTTATAAGAAGGATGCAGAAAGAGAAAAAACAGACTTATGTTAAGTACAAATCTCTTGAACGCCATGTCTTAGAAGATGACATACTTGAGGCAGGTGGAGTGACTAAGAAAAGTTATCTAGAGTTCATGCAAAATAATATGTCTGGATTTATTGAAGACTTTGAGAAATCTGAGAAGACTAAGAAGACCAGAGCAAAAGCGAAGAAAAAGGAACAGAATGAAAATAGCCCTCTTGACTGATACTCATTTTGGAGCTAGGGGGGATTCCCTAGTCTTCTTTGATTACATGATGGAGTTCTATGACAATGTGTTTTTTCCATATCTGTCAGAGAACAATATTACTACGATGATTCATTTGGGGGATGTTGTGGATAGACGAAAGTTTATCAACTTCAATATCCTTCATGGGATGAATACTCGTTTCATGAAAAGATTGCAAAATGATAAGATAGAAACTCATATCATTATCGGAAATCATGATACCTATTTTAAGAATACGAATGATATCAATTCTATGAATGAACTGATAGACTTCAATCATGAGTATGCTCCTAAAGTTTATACTGATCCAGAAACTCTCAATTTCGACGGCAGAGATATTTGTTTCATGCCGTGGATTAATTCTGGAAACTATGATATATGCAAAACTCATATCAGGGACTCTGAAGCAACAACTCTCTTTGGTCATTTGGAGATAGCCGGATTTGAAATGAGTCGCGGTATCAAGTGCGAAGATGGTTTTGACATTGGTATGTTTCGAAAGTTCGAATTGGTTTGCTCTGGCCATTTCCATCACAAATCAAACAATGGAAATATTCATTACCTTGGAAGCCCCTACGAAACAACTTGGATTGATTACAACGATCCTAGAGGTTTCCACATATATGATACAGACACAAACGAGATAGAATTCATTCAGAATCCATATCGTATGTTTCATAAGATCTTTTATGATGAAGAAAAACTCGGCCAAATAAATTACTCGACATACAATAAAAAATATGTTAAAGTGATCGTTAAAAATAAGACAAAACAACATTTATTGGATAATCTGATAGATGAATTATACAACAACGATGTCGTTGATGTATCTGTAGTTGACGATACATACGAGTTTGAAGGAATGGATGAGACACAATCTATAGAAGATACTATGTCTCTTCTCTCCGGATACATAGATGACTATAACTTAGATTTGGATAAGAATCGACTTAAAGGTTTGATTCAAGATTTATATATTACTGCATTAAGAGAGCCTGCGTAGTGTTAGAATTTCAAAAAATACGGTGGAAGAATTTTCTTTCCACTGGAGACAATTTTACTGAAATATTATTTGACAAATCCCCTACCACATTAATTCTTGGAGCAAACGGAGCAGGAAAATCTACTGTTCTAGACGCTCTAACATTTGGATTGTTTGGGAAACCTTTCCGTAAGATAAACAAACCACAACTCCCCAATTCAGTTAATGAGAAAGATTGTCTTATTGAGATTGAGTTTAAGGTAGGGAAGACTCAGTATAAGATTCGTAGAGGTATCAAGCCCGGCATCTTTGAGATATATCATAATAAAAAGATGATCAATCAAGATTCAAAGATAAAAGATTATCAAAAATATCTCGAAGACAATATCCTCAAACTTAACTTCAAGTCTTTCACTCAAACAGTGATACTAGGTTCTGCAACTTTTGTTCCGTTTATGCAACTATCGGCAAAAGACCGAAGAGACATTATTGAAGATCTACTGGACATTAAGATATTTTCTTCTATGAACGAGATACTCAAATCTAGATTAATAGATCATAAAGAGAGTGTCAAAGAAAATAGTAATGAAAGAAACATCATAGATAATCAGATTCATTTGCAAGAATCTAGTATAGAAGAGATAAAGAAAGACCGAAAGAAACTCATACAGTCATCGAAGAAGAAGATAGAAGAATATCAATTAAAAATTGATGATAATGATTCTTGTGTAGAAAAACTTAATGCAAAGATCGGTATGTTAAATGATACACTTGTCGAATTGAAACCAGTACAAAAGAAAATATCCAAGATGGATAGTATTAGTGCTGGACTGACTTCCAAGATTAAGTCCCTTAAAACAGATCAAGAGTTTTTTCGCGATATTGATAATTGTCCTACTTGTAAACAGGATGTCGATTCATCACACAAAGAAATGATGATTTCGGAAAGAAAGGATAAACAAAAAGAAATAGAACAAGCTCTAGAAGATTTTAAGAGTGAGTATGAAGTCATCAATGCAAGAATGGATGACTTATTGAACACCCAAACTAAGGTATCTAATCTTACTGCAGATATATCTGAAAAGACTTCTCATAATAAAGGCCTGAAGAGTTCTATAAAGGATTATGAAAGAGAAGTAGAAGAACTTGAATCCACGGATACATCTACTACAAAGATGCGAAAGGAACTAAAAAAGTTTATAGATAAAAAAGAAAAGATAGAAAATTTGCGAGAAGAACTTCTGGAAGAAAGAGAATACTTAAATGTTGCCTCTACACTTCTTAAGGATGGTGGCATCAAGACTTCTATCATCAAGTACTATCTTCCTATTATGAATGGTTTGATAAACAAGTATCTTCATCAAATGGATTTCTATGTTAACTTTACGATGGATGAAAACTTCTCAGAAAACATCAAGTCTCGTAATAGAGAAAACTTTTCTTATAGTTCATTCTCAGAAGGTGAGAAGATGCGAATCGACTTGGCTTTACTGTTCACTTGGAGAGAAGTTGCGAAGATGAAGAATAGTGTAAATACAAATCTTTTGATATTAGATGAAGTATTTGATAGTTCATTAGATAGTAATGGAACAGATGAGTTCTTAAAACTTCTTAATCAACTTGGCGGAAATAATGTCTTTGTCATATCTCACAAGGGAGAGATTCTGTATGATAAGTTCCGAAGCATCATCAAGTTCGATAAAGTCAAAAACTTCAGTAGGATAGTGGAAGAGAAGTAATGGACGGAATAGATCTGGACATTAAGAAAAAAGATTCTACTCTGCTAATAAAAGTCAATAAAGAAGAGAAGAAAAAGTTTATTGCCCTGTGCGAACTAAACGACTCAAGTGCATCCAGAGAGATCCGTAGATTTATGAAAGAATATATCAACAATTTCTCGGTAGAAATAAAACTTGACAACGACTAAAAAATTTGAGATAATGAATACTATGTATCAGCCTTATACCCTTAAGGATGTATTTACTGCATCCGCACAAAATAAGTTTAACGTCATATCCACATTTGCAGGAGGCGGTGGTTCTAGTACTGGTTATCGTCTAGCTGGCGGTAATGTATTGTGTGTGAACGAATTTGTCGAAGAAGCACAAAATACCTATGCAGAAAACTACCCAAATACTCCTATACTACCTAATGATATTAAAGAGTTGAGTGGATCAGACTTTCTGGATATTGTCGGATTGGATGTAGGCGAGTTAGATATCCTTGACGGTTCGCCACCGTGTTCCGCATTTTCGGTTGCAGGGAAACTATCTCACAATGTTAAAAAGGAAGAGATGGTTGATCTATTTGGAGAAACAACTATAGTCAATGTGTCTGGAAAACATTCCGATGGCTGGGGTCAGACCAAGAATTATTCTGATGGGAAGATGGTAGAGAATATCGAAGATCTTTTCTTTGAGTTCCTTAGAGTTGCAAATGACATCAAGCCAAAAGTTATTGTTGCGGAGAATGTTAAAGGACTAACCATTGGCGAGGCGAAACAATACTATAATAAAATTCTTAACGAGTTCGAAAAGATAGGATATGATGTTTCATCTCAAGTCATGGACGCAAGATACTATGGTGTTTCTCAGACAAGAACTAGGGTCATCTTTATCGGTGTTAGAAATGACATTACTGAGAAGGCTGGTCTTAATTTTATGACTGTTGGAAATATTTTCCCACAACCATCTAGAGATGTAATTCCCCTGATGGACGCTCTGATAGATTTAGAATATGACCAAGAAGAAGTTGATTATCTCACAGAGAAGTTTAGTAAAACTGCGTATTGGTTACAGACCGGAAGTAAGATGGAAGACGATCCGAAGAAAGTTTTGACTGGAATGGACTATCATCCGAAGGGACACCACTTTAACCTCAAAAGAGTATCCAGATACGCCCCAGCACCCACGCTAACGGCGATGGGGAGTAATGACACCACAGCAGGTGCATTCCATTGGGCAGAACCTAGAAAACTCACTCTGGGCGAATTGAAGAGGATTCAGAGTTTACCTGATGACTTTAAGTTGACCGGAAAATGGAACCAGAAATCAGAAAGAATTGGTAGAATGGTTCCGCCAAAAATGATGCAGTCAATTGCTGCGTCTATCTATGAAAATGTATTGGAGAAAATTTAATTGGCAGACTTTACTTTTGCACACAGAAAAGAAGGATTTGATGCTCACATAGATGCATCTATTCGTCACTATTCATCGCTTCATGATGATATAGTTGCAATGTCTAGATACTTTGTAGAAAATGATACTAGTGTAGTTGATATTGGTTGTTCTACTGGAAAAACTCTGGGGGCAATGATTGACCAGAATAAGGAATCGGCTCCTAACGCACAGTATCATGGAGTTGAAAATGCAGATGGATTTGCGGAAGATATGAAATCTAGAGAAGAAGAATATATTGATTCTAATCTCAGTTTACATTTTCAAGATGTGAGAAACTTTATATTTCCTGTTGACTCTTCATTCATAACGAGTATATTTACTTTGCAGTTTATTCCAAAACGAGATCGACAATCTATTCTGGATTCAATATATGATTCTCTTCTTCCCGGCGGAGCATTCGTTTTTTCTGAGAAGACTTATGCCTCATCTCCAGAACTAGAACAGATACTCACATTCCTCTTTTATGACCACAAAAGAAAAGAGTTTTCTTGTGAAGATATTATGGATAAAGAGTATACTTTGAGATCCATGCTGAAACCAATGCACTGGGACGATCTACTATCCATGATGTATGAAGCAGGATTTCAAGAAGTCCAACCTTTTTGGAGAAACCACTTATTTGTAGGAGCAATTGCTATAAAATGAAAAGCGAAACCAATCTTTATTCAAATTCTAAAAAAGAAGTTTTAACTTTTTTACAATATATTAATGTATGTGCAACACTTGCATTACTTTCAGATCCAGCATATCAAGCTAATTCGGATTTTCCTAGTAAAAATGGTGGCTCTGGACGTTGGTCTCAAAAAGACGCTGAAGCATATATTAGAAGTTTACTGTCCGGAAGCGCGGTGACTTCTTTTGTATTTGCGTGTATTGTGAGTTGTTGGGAAGCGGCTGTGAAGGCCAACAAAAAAGAAGATATAGAGTACTGGAAAAAGTGGATAAAAAAGTTTCCTGAAGGTATTTCTGGTGGATATATGGTTTTAGACTCTTGGAATAGACAAGAGACCCTTGGCACCGTTTCTGGCTCTTCTGTTACGTCTGGTGAAAATGAAGGTAAAATTTTACTTGGATTTATTCATGACAAGATAACTGTTCCTCATGGGACATATCAGGTTATAACTCCAGACAATAAATACGAACTTATACAGGTTGACGAAAGTTGTGATAAATACTCGACTTTAGACGAAAAGATGAAATATCATCTTCATAATCACATCGAAATATCGACTGTAGTATTCACTAATATTGGCCGCGAAAAATGTTCTAGCATATGTAGGTCTATTAATGAGGGAGTTCATTTTACTAAAGAACTGTTCAGAAACACCTCTACATCTTATGTTGCAGAAAAGGTTAGAGAACTGCCAAAGAAATACAAAGAATATCTTATAAAGGAAGGGTGTAAGTGGTTTACCGATAACGCATTGACAATGAGAAAGGCAGATGCTTGGTTTGCACAATTACTTTGGATGTTTATTTATGATTGGACAAAGGCCGCAGTAACCAACAAAAAACTTGACCTTATTTACCAAATAGATAAACTGGAAGATTCGGAAGTTAATGCTGCAATTAAGTTTATTAACCATTTTTTCGATGACATAATTTTCAAAACTAAAAATAAAAGAGGCTCTTGTCGATATCTGGGAATTAAGAATAAGATAGTTATTCAACATCTTTACCACATCTATAAATATTGGTATCTCGACGGATATGTAATTCCAGAAAAAAATCTCAATGCACTTTATGATAAGCTGACTAAGGAGCACAATAAACTCTGGAAATCTAAAAAGAAGTACACTACTACAAAGACAGGAAGCTCAGTAGAAAGTCAGTATAAAAAATTAATAACCGGAATACAAATGGGAAATGCCCGAAAATGCAACGAATTATTAACTGAGAATTTTAAAATAGAAGAATTTTTGATAAAACGCGGCCCTAGGGTAGTTAGCGATAATGAAAAAACAGAGGCAGCAGTAAGTCAGGATTGGATGACTCCAGCCGGAACGGAAATTGACCCCGAAAGACTTCATACCGGCGATTATGAAAAAGGCCATGGTAAATTGTCATACAAGGAAAGTTACACTTCTGATCCTTTTGATACTTATGTCGAGACCAGAAAGGAAAACCGAAGTCACGGATCATCCCCAATAAGATTAGCTAATGATTAGAAAAATACTGCAGGATCACATTAAGAACAATGTGCCAGAAAGTGAAGTTGCAGTTATGTTGTCTGGTGGAGTTGATTCTATATCTGTGGCCATCGCAGCTCAAGATGTAGGGAAAAGAATTTTTGCGTACACATTTAATCTCAAAAATTCTCCTTCATATGATTCTCTTAAGGCAAAAGAAGTTTCTGATAAGATGGGATGGGATTGTTCTGTCATAGAAGTTCCAACTGAAAATTTACTAGATGACTGGAAAATTCTTGTAGATCATGGATGTAGAAAAAAGACTCACTTTGAGTGTGTATTTCCATTTTTGTATGTTTATCCAGAAGTAAAACAAAAATATGTTTTGACTGGATGGGGTTCTGATGGTTACTTTCAGCCAGGGAAAAAGGCATACAAGAGATACAGAGATATATCGACAACAAAGAAGTATATAAAAGTTCATAGAAAAAATCCTTCGGGCACTCCAAGAGTAACTTGGAGTCAGTTTAGAACTGCATATCTTGATGGAGATTGTGCTGGTTTAAGTCAACACACAAATCTTGTAGAAAAATATAATAAAATTCATGTTACTCCATATCTTGATCCTAAAGTGAGGGAATTGTTTTGGAATAAAACTTGGCCTCAACTAAATCGCCCTCGTCAAAAAGAACCAGTTCGAGCGGATTTCCCAGAATTAGAAATGTTTACTATTAAGAACCATGAAAATTTACATCTTAATGCGGGCATACCTAAGATATTTGAGGTTTTATTGGATGATCCAGATATTAATTTTTTAGGACGCAAAAGAATGATGGATGTCTGCAGAGACTGGCATAAAAAGGATTTATAACTAAAAGTTCTATCGATATTCCAAAAAGTTCTACTAAATCGCCAAATAAACAGTTGACAATTGCCATCTAGCCCCTTAGCATAGCTGTATAGTTTGTTGATAGAGAACCAAATGACCGAAGTTACCGTCTCCAAGAATTCCAAGAGTCTTCTTGCTCGTCTACTTGCGGAAGAAAACATTCGCGTCGAACACTCCTCAGAAGTTGTGACAGCAAGTTTCAATGTTGAGACTCGACTCTTACTTCTTCCTATCTGGAAAGATGAATCATATACTCCTGATATATATGACCTTTTTGTTGGTCATGAAGTTGCTCACGCACTATACACTCCAAGTGATCTAGAAGTTCTAGAAGACGCTATGAAGCGATCCAACCATGCGTTTCTTAACGTAGTGGAAGATGCTCGAATTGAGAAGTTAATGAAGCGAAAGTTTCAAGGTCTTCAGGCTCCCTTCAAGAATGCGTATCAAGATCTTTATGATAGAGACTTTTTCAGTCTTAAGGGTCAACCTATTCAATCTCGTAATTTCATTGACCGCATCAATCTCTTCTTTAAGTTGCGATATGCGTTAAACCTATACGCACCATCAATCTTCAATTCAGAAGAAATGTTATTCATTCGTAGAATAGATGACGCAGAAACTTATTCTGAAGTTGCGGATATCTGCGAAGATCTTTACAAGTATCTAAAAGAGAAGCAAGAGGAGCAACCTCAGCAACAAATGTCTCCCTCCGAGTCTGGGGGCGACAACGAACCTCAAGATGGCGAGACTCAGGAAATGCCTTCTGATGAAGATGCGACCGAATTTGATGAGACTTCTGCATCCGGAGAGGGAGAAGAAGAATCGGATGAAACTCCAGAAGAATCTTCAGAAGAATCTAACGGAGAAGAAACCAATCAAAAAGAGCAGAAGTCTACAACATCTTCCGACGATAAATCAAATCCGCAAGATGGCCAACAAACCAGCATTCGCATTGACGAATTCTCTTCAGAAACCAGTCAGTCTTTAGAAGACAACCTCAAAGATATGGTCAATGAGAATGCCCGCGAAAGTGTGTATATTAATCTTCACCACAACTACGAGTTCTCGGACTACATTCACGATTACAAAGAAGTTCAGTCAGATTTTGAACATCAAATCTCTGCGTTGGATGTAGTTCATCGTCAACAATTTAGTCACGCCGATGCGCCAGATTTAAAATTTCCTTCTCTCAAAGAACTGATCTCAGAAAACTCAAAGACTATTTCTTATCTCGTAAAAGAATTCGAAATGAAGAAGGCTGCTCGCGCTCAGGCACTGAGTTCAGAAGCCAAGACTGGTGCGATCAACACTTCTAAGTTATGGAGTTATCAGGTCAATGAGGATATTTTCCTTCGCAAGACCAACACTCCGGATGGCAAGAATCACGGCATGGTTATGGTAGTAGACTGGAGCGGATCTATGGGATCTACTGTTCTTAACACTGTCAAGCAGACTATCGTTCTCGCAACATTCTGTAAGAGAGTTGGAATTCCTTTTGAGGTCTACAACTTTACCAGTGTTAATAGAAAAGAACCATCTAATGGGTTTCCGGAACTTTCTAAGTTTTCTACCAGTGATATTGTTCTTAACAACATCGCACTGCGAAATACTTTATCTAGTAGAATGAGCGGCAAAGTCTTTAATCAGTCTTGCCAGAACTATTTGAATATCGCCGCTGCTGTGGCAAACCAGATAGGATCATATTATATTCCTTACCGACTGCGGGATCACGCATTATCCAAAGATCAGTTCGGTGCAACTCCTACCAATCAGGCGCTGGTTCTCCTAGACAGAGTAATCCCGAAGTTTCGTAAAGAGAATTCTTTAGAAAAAGTTAACTTGGTTCTCTTGACTGACGGCGAACCAACTGATCATTTATCCTACAAGTATGACGATGGTGAATATCCGTGTGCGCGATCCACTAGGTATGCTTCAAACATTTATGTGCGAGATACCTCTACTAATGAAACTTATCGCATGACTTCCGAGTCCGACTACAGCGGAATTGACGGGTTTGAATCGTCCAAGTTTCTTATCAAGATCTTGCGAGAGAAGCATGGAATCAATTCTATTGGTTTCTATCTCTTAGGTTCTTATGGTAGAAATGAGATCAAACGAATCATACAAAGATTTGTTAACCATAATCTACAGCCATACATGGAAGAGTATCGTAATTTGCGAAAAGAATTCAATAGGGATAATTTCTTCGTTGCGACTAACTCAGGACATAATGAGTACTACATTATTAATGCGAAAGTAGATCCTAAAACTGATGAATTGAATGTAAATTCTTCAATGTCAAAGTCTGCCATCGCAAAAAACTTCATGAGTCACAACAAATCCAAGGTTGTGAACCGCCAATTATTAAATAAATTTGTCGATTTAGTAAAATAACCCTTGACAAAGATCTAAGAATAGATTAGAATATAGACTGGAATTAATAACTGAGAGAGAAAATATGCCTCGTACTGCAAACCTAGAAACCCGCAAAGTTCTCCTAGAAACTCTTCAAAAAGAAGCAGTGGATGGGATTGTAACTTCCGGACAAATCAAGGCTGCTGCTAAGAAGATTGGATCTTCTAGTACTAAATGGTTGCGTTCTATGGAACTGAAAGTTTCTTATGGAAAATATCAACTTCCCGAAAGCGTTGCTGGAGCTCCTCCAACTCAAACTCAAAATGTGTCTAAGGTTATTGAGGAAACTTCTATTGATATCTCATTAGAACAAAATCTGGTTCCCGCAAAAGATCCTAACTTTGTTAAGTTTGGATTCTACAATGATCTTAAGACCATCGTAGGTTCTAAGATGTTCTATCCGGTTTTCATCACTGGTCTTTCTGGAAATGGTAAGACTCACGGTGCTCAACAAGTTTGTGCGGCACTCAAGCGAGAGTGTATCACCATTCCGATAACTGTCGAAACCGATGAATCGGATCTTCTAGGAGATAAGACTCTAGTGGACGGAAACATCCGATTTGTTCCCGGCCCTGTAGTTCGGGCGATGGAAACTGGCGCGGTTCTTATCTTGGATGAGATTGACCTTGCATCAAATAAGATTATGTGTCTTCAGTCTATCATTGACGGCAAGGGAGTCTTTCTCAAGAAGGATAACCGATTCGTAATTCCTAAGAAGGGATTCACTGTCATTGCGACTGCGAACACTAAAGGTAAAGGATCCGACGATGGACGATTCATTGGAACCAATGTCCTAAACGAAGCGTTCCTAGAGCGATTCAAGGTTACTTTCGAACAGGAGTATCCTACTCAGGTTACTGAGAAGAAGATTCTCAACAACTACCTAGAGTCCTTCGGCGTGAAGGACGCGGAGTTCGCGGAAGACTTGACTGTATGGGCTTCTGCGATTCGAAAGACCTTCATGGAAGGCGGTTGTGATGAGTTGATCTCTACTCGCCGACTGGTTCACATTATTGAGACTTTCTCAATCTTCAAGAACAAAATGAAGTCTATTGAATTGTGCGTCAGTCGTTTTGATGAAGATACTAAGGCATCATTCATCGATCTCTTTGAGAAGATTAGTGACCCTAATGAAGAGTTTCAAGACTCTTCGTGCGAGGGTCAGATTCCAGAAGGATCCGACTATGCCTCTGACAATGACACTGCGTTTTAAGGATCAAGAATGTCGGCAGAATTAAATCAACTAATCCAACAACAGTTGGGAGAAATTAGCAATTGTCCAGTTGAGTATAAGTTCAACGAAGATCAGTTGTTAAAAGAACTTAAAATATACATTGACAAAACCTATTCAATGCATTATTCTAAGAACCAGTTTCAATCGACAGAGTTCATTATTGACTCTGGACATGGAACTGGATTTTTAATTGGGAATATAATGAAATATGCCCAGAGATATGGAAGGAAAGGAACTACTGAAGAGTGGCGAAAAGATCTAATGAAGATCATACACTACTCTCTGCTGGCCCTTTATAATCATGACAATGACGGAGATTTAAATGATGATTAGTGAAGATACTCAAACTATACTAAGGAACTTTTCGGGTATTAACCCTTCAATTTTATTGACTGGTAATAATCGAATTGCAACAATGTCGGTGATGCGAAACATTCTCGCAACTGCTGATATCGAAGAAGAGTTTCCAGAAGAATTTGGCATCTATGATTTGCCTCGGTTCTTGGGAAACCTTGCGGTATATCCTGAGTTGAACTTTGGTGACACTTCTGTAATTATGGCTGATGGTTCTAAGACCTATAAGTTCATGGCTGCAGAACCGAGTGCGATTATCCATCCTACAACTATGTTTGCGATGGAAGGATCTAAGAATAATCCAGAAGATGTAAAGGCGACTCCTGAGTACGACATCAATGTCACTCTTCCGAGTTCCACTCTTGCGACAATCCAGAAAGTCGCTGCGATAAATTCTTTGCCAGACTATGGATTGATCACCGAAGGCGGTGAGATATTTTTCACTGCGTTAGATAAGAAGTCTGATACAACTGATATCGCAAAAGAGCCTGTTGGGGACAGCAATGTTAACTTCAAGATGTACTTCAAGTCTGAGAATCTTAAGTTGATTGAAGGCGACTACAATGTGAGTGTATCTCGTAATGCGATATCTACTTTCAGACATCAGACTCGACCAATTCAATATTGGATTACTCTGGAATCAGATTCTCAGTATGATATTTAAGGAAAAATTATGAAAAAACAAAAAATTGAAAAGATACCACAAATCTATGATCCATCAAAAGAACTCGATTCTGGTTGGATGGATTATGACGAATATCAGAATTTGCCAGAGTGTTTTGTGCAAAGAGATACCGAAAGTAGACTTAAAAAGGCACAAAAACATCTATCCAAAATAATGGTCGAGCATTGTGTAGTGTTTCTTGCAAGGTTAACCAAAGACGATGAAGTTGAAGGAGAACCATATAAAGCAGGATATATTTGTAGGCTCGATTCAAATACTCGGGCCCTAAACTGGAAAGTCGGCGGTTCGGATAAAATACCATCTAAGGTTTTTACAATCACTTATAACTTTGATAGTATGTCGAGAATGAAGACTTCATATAACACATTCGATTCAGCAGATGCCCTTGAGCGCACCAATGAAAAGTTGTATGGAATTTTAACTGGTATGTATGGGTACAATCCTATTTCAGAGAAATTGAAGAAAGGTCAAATTGTTACAGGATTGTCTCAGGCGTGCCAATTGTACTTCCCCGATGAGTTCAATTCCAATGATACTAAATCTGCGGTACTGGCGGGGATGGTCGGAGTCTATTTGGAAGAGATTAAGGCCCTAGATAAAATAATCAAAAACTCAGAAATGTGGAATCAGTCTTGGATTTCAGCAGCACTCTTAATGCTGAAACACTTCGGCACCGAAGATAAAAGGTTGCTCAAAGGGTTGGATGGAATGGATTTTGGACACTGCATCATAGATCGAACCTCAATAAGAGATGGTATCACTCATATTACCAATGAATGGAAAGTTAATTCATTTTTGGGTGAGGCAAAAGGTACTGCCTTGCAACAGATCCGTCCATGTATTAATTTTGTCTGCTATTGGTTAGATAAGTATATGGCCGATAAGAAGGGATCAAAAGTTGGCAATAATTGGGATTCATTTGCAACGAACTTGCGTAATAATTCGACTCTTTTTGCGAGATTTGACCGTAAACAATCATCGAAGAATTAAGGTGAAGTCTATTGAAAGATTTATTATTATGGGTGGAGAAATATCGTCCACAAACAATTGATGACTGCATTCTCCCCGAAGAGTTGAAAGATACTTTTCGGGAGTTTGTGGCCAACAAAGAAATTCCAAACCTACTTCTTAGTGGTGCGCCAGGCGTCGGTAAAACGACTGTAGCGAAGATATTATGCAAAGAGGTAGGTTTGGATCACCTTATGATAAACGGGTCTGAGGATGGAAATATAGACACTCTCAGAACCAAAATAAGGCACTATGCGTCTACAGTGTCATTCTCTGGTGAAGGTAAGTGTGTGATTCTGGATGAGGCAGATTATCTGAACCCACAATCCACACAACCAGCCCTGCGTGGGTTCATCGAAGAGTTTGCGGGCAACTGTAGATTCATTCTTACTTGTAACTTCCGCAACCGAATTATCGATCCATTGCATAGTCGGTGTTCGGTAGTGGAGTTCAAGATTCCTAAATCAGAGAAACCAAAACTCTCTGCTGGATTCTATGAAAGAATCAAAAACATTCTTGCAGAAGAAGGTATTGAATACAAACAGAAATCTCTGTTGGAACTTATCAACAAGTATTACCCCGATTGGCGTAGAGTTCTAAACGAACTTCAACGATACTCTGTCGGCGGAGAGATAGATGAAGGTATTCTAGTTAATGTCAGTGAGTCTAGTCTTAAGAGATTGAGTTCTACTCTCAAGGATAGAAAGTTCACCGATATGCGAAAGTGGGTTGTCGATAATCTTGATAATGATCCTTCGACAATCTTCCGTACAGTCTATGATGGATTGTATTCTTATATGGAACCACAATCTATCCCACAAGCTGTGGTTACGATTGCTGATTATCAACACAAGTCTGCTTTTGTTGCAGATCAAGAAATTAACATGGTTGCGTGTTTGACTGAACTGATGGTCGAGTGTGATTGGAAATAATATGTATGATCTATTTAAAGATTATGTCCCAGCTCTGTCTCATACAAAAGAGAACCTTTTAGACAGCGAAGATGAACTATGGGAGAAATCTTACCAGCCATATTTGATAAATAAAACATTCTCATACTATATGGATACTATCATGTATGCGAATGAAATGAACCGTTATGCCTTGACAGACAACAAACTTCAATTTGATTATTTACTAAATAGTATTAGACCAAGGAAGAGATTCTCTCCTTGGGCAAAGAAAGAAATCAATTCTGATATTGATTTAATCAAAGAATATTATGGGTACAGCAATAGAAAAGCTGAAGAAGCGATGTCCATTTTATCTAGTGCTCAACTAGAATATATCAGAAGCAAACTATACAAAGGCGGATAATGTGGATTTTCTCAATATAGAAGACTTAGTAGAGGTGACTCTAAAGGATCCAGAAGACTTTCTCAAAATACGAGAAACTCTGACACGGATTGGTGTGTCTTCTAAAAAAGAAAAGAAGCTTTATCAGTCCTGCCACATTCTACATAAACGTGGAAAATACTACATTGTCCACTTCAAAGAATTATTCAAATTAGATGGGAAACCATCAGACTTTTCTGATAATGATAGAGCAAGAAGAAATGCTATTGTTAATTTATTAGAAGAATGGAAGTTAGTTGATGTTCCAGTGAAAGATGTTATGGATCCTGCCCCATTGTCTCAGATAAAAATTATCGCACATAAAGATAAAAGCGAATGGGAATTGGTTCCAAAATATAATATCGGAAGAAAAAAACAAACCAATTGACAAGTAAGAAATAAACCTGTATAGTGTTATAAATATAATTGAGGATTGCGTAAAGAGTCCTCACTTAGTCTTGCGACAATGGTCGGAGACATTACATAACTCGCTTATATAAGGAGATAACAATGGTTACAATGAGAACCCTAGCTGAGTTCGATCCCTTTTTGAAAAGAACTATCGGATTTGATAGTTTGTTTAGAACATTAGATTCTATGACGGAAGGAACTCAGGACAATTATCCGCCCTACAATATCGTTAAAGTCGATAACTTATATCGAATAGAAATATCGGTATCGGGCTTTTCAGAAGAAGATCTTTCTGTAGTACATGAAAACTATGTACTTACTGTATCTGGATCTAAGTCAACACAAGAACCGGAACAAGAATATCTTCACAAAGGAATTGCATCTAGAGACTTCGTTAAGAAGTTTACTCTATCTAAAGATTTAGTTGTTGTGGATGCCACAATCACTGATGGTCTTTTGGTAGTATCTCTAGAATTGGTTGTTCCAGAAGAGAAAAAACCAAGAGTTATTGACATAACAAGTTCCCCCAAATTACTGGTGGACTAAATAATTGTAGTGGGGGATACTCTGTATCCCCCCTATAATTTACCGGAGACTACAATGGAAACGCATGAACAACTTATCGTTTTATTAGAACAATATAAATTTGAGAATGAGAAGTTTGCGAGAGGAAATAAATCTGCTGGCGTTCGCGCCCGAAAAGTGCTGATGGAAATCATCAAGGCTTCTAAAACTCGCCGCGCAGAAATTCAAGAAGAAAAGGAATGGATAGTCAAGAAGTAAAGTATGATGTTCATCTAAGAAAAGATGAAGAAACTGGAGAACCGATTCTATATAGAACTAAAAATAGATCGAATTCATTTGGTGATGTGAGAATGACTCCAGCACTTCCCAATCAAAGAATTATAGAACTGATTTGTAACAACACAAAACTGATGCAAGAACAGCCTCAGGTTGTGCAAAGAGTTCTTAACATGGAGTGGCGGTATATCGAAAGAAGAATCGTCCGATGGTTAGGAGATACTCCGGAGGCTTCAGAGTTGAAAGAGTTATTGAGAAACCACATTAAAAGTGAAAAAAAATGGTATCGTGAAAAGGGAAAAGATTATGAAATACAACTACGCTGATAGTCCTTTTGTAAGGGCATTAATCCGTAAATATGAATACGAAAGAGATGAGGCAATTGCCAATCTCAATGTATACTTCACAAATCCGACAGGAATTTCTGAACATAGCGACTTTGTTGCAGAGATGGATAAATGGATAGTGAAGTTGGCGTCTGCCGAAGAGAACCTTAGAGTGTTGGTATCAACATTCGTTAATGTTCCTCAACCAGTAGCGCCTGGCGCACCCGAAGCAACCGAAGAGTCCTAATGTCGATAAACGATATAAAAGTCATTCGTCTGATCTCAGGCGAAGAGTTAATGGGAGAAATAACTGAGGATGGAGAGGATACATACAGAATTAAAAATGTATGTCAAATCGCAAGTTCTTATGCAGACCCAACATCTGCTACCGCAAGAATTGGTATCGCACCATTTCTTCCATATACTAAAGTCAAGGACGGACTCACTCTTAACAAATCTTATGTAGGATTTGTTATTGAGCCGGTTAATGAACTACTGAGTGAATACAACAAAGTTTTTGGAAGTGGTATTATATTGCCGCCTGAAGGTACACAGACTATTAAGTCTACTACCGCAAATGCAGCAACATCCTCTTCCAATTCTGCGTTTGTTAAATTATGATTTGGAGATTGAATGAGATTTTACACTAATGTTCAGTGTGTAAAAAACAAAATCTTTCTCAGAGAAGTTGATGGAAATAAACGCCGAGAAGTCAAAATAGACTACTCGCCGTCCCTCTTCATATCTGGAAAAAAAGATTCTTTATATAAAACTCTTGATGACAAACCAGTAGATAGAGTCCAGTTTGGTTCTATCGGAGAGGCTAGAGAATTTAAAGAGAAGTATAAAGATATAGATAATATGAAGGTATATGGCCACGACCAATATCTTTATCCATTTATTTCTGATGAATACCCATCTAATATAGAATATGATTTTTCTAAACTTAATATCTGCAATATTGATATTGAGGTAGAGTGTGAGAGTGGATTTCCAGAACCATCCGAAGCAATAGAACGAGTCAACGCAATCACAATGAAGATGGGCGGTTTCTACGTTGTCCTTGGCCTAGGCGACTGGGAAAATAAAGACAACCTACCCAGAATAAAATATATGAAATTTGGGGATGAACATAGTCTTCTCCGTAATTTCTTACAGATTTGGGAAAACTCTAAGATTGATATTGTGACTGGTTGGAATGTAAACCAGTTTGATATGACTTATTTGGTTAACCGAATAGAAAGACTTTTTGGCGAGACCGAAGTTAGAAGATTGTCTCCTTGGAGAATTTTTTCTAGAGTCGAAAAGATGATGTTCGGTAGGGCACAAACTCAAGTTAAAATTTCTGGTATTGCAATCATAGACTATCTAGATTTATACAAGAAGTTTACTTATGTAACCCGCGAAAGTTACTCTCTGGATTTTATTGCTCATGTTGAACTTGGAGAAAGAAAACTAGATCACTCAGAATTTGAGCAGATGCATCTGTTCTATAAATTAGACTATCAAAAGTATATTGACTATAACATCAAAGATGTAGAGTTAGTCGATAAACTTGAAGATAAATTGAAGTTGATGGAACTTCTGGTAACTCTTGCTTACCAATCTAAAGTTAACTTCGAAGATGTTTTCTCTCCGGTCAAAATATGGGATACAGTCGCATTTGATGAATTGAAGAAAACTAAAACTGTAGTTCCTAACAAGTCTAGGAATGAAAAATCGGAATCTTTCGAAGGGGCTTATGTAAAAGATCCTGTTGTTGGACTGCACAAGTGGGTAGTATCATTTGACTTGAATAGTCTATATCCTCACTTAATCATGCAGTATAACATCAGTCCAGAAACCTTGATAGAGGGCGAAACTGTTCCGACATCTATTGACGAATTGCTCGAAAAGAAGACAGATTTGTCTGGACTAAAAGATGAAACTGTTTGCCCTACCGGACATATGTTCTTGAAATCGAAGAAGGGGTTTCTTCCTAAACTGATGCAGAGAATGTATGATGATCGTGTCCAGTATAAAAAGGAAATGATCCAATGGAAACAGAAGAAGCAATCCGGTGAAGGTGATCCTGTAGAGATAGATAAAAAGATATCTCAACTTGATAACAAACAGATGGCCGCAAAGATTCTTCTTAACTCTGCCTATGGTGCGTTAGGAAATCAGTGGTTTCGATACTATGATATCCGACAGGCAACATCAATTACTTCTTCTGGGCAACTGTCTATCAAGTGGATTGAAAACAAAGTGAATGACTACTTCAATAAACTGATGGACAATGAAGAACCGAAGAGTTATGTTATTGCAAGTGATACCGATTCAATCTATGTTGCTCTTGGTGACTTTGTAGAGAAGGTATTCAAGGAAGTTCCCGAAGATAGTAAAGTAGTAGACTTTCTTGATGCAGTCGCAAAAGATAAGATCGAACCATATATCGACAAGTGTTATCAAGAACTTGCTGATTATACGAATGCATATGACCAGAAGATGTTTATGAAGCGAGAAGTGATTGCATCTAAGGGCATATGGACTGCAAAGAAGAGATATATTCTTAATGTCCATGACAATGAAGGAGTTCGATACGCATCTCCAGAACTTAAGATTATGGGCATAGAGGCTGTCAGATCTTCGACACCACAGGCCTGTAGAGAAAAGATTAAAGAATCGTTAAAGATCATTATGAACAGTTCGAATGAAGATCTGATGAAGTTCATTATAGATTTCGAAAAGGAATTTAAAACATATCCAGTGCCGGATATATCATTTCCGCGTGGAGTCAACGGAATAGAAAAATATAAAGACTCCAAAGATGTATTTAAGAAAGGCACTCCTATTCATGTGAAGGGTGTTCTCTTTTACAATCTACTTATAGATCAATATAAATTGGGTAATACATATCAAAAGATAAAGAATGGAGATAAGATTAAATTTGCATATCTTAAAACTCCAAATCCAATACAAAACAATGCAATTGCGTTAATGTCTAGTTTGCCCAAAGAGTTCAATCTAGAAAACTATATTGATTATAACACACAATTTGAAAAATCGTTTTTAGAACCAATTAAAACAATCACAGATTCTATTGATTGGCAATTGAAAAAACAATACACACTTGATGACTTTTTTTAGGAGATTAATATGTCAAAATTAATGGACAAGTTGAGAACCAATACAACTATTAAATCAGCCCAACTACTTAAGGATTCTGATTTTATGAATAATGAAATGGTTCCTACAGATATCCCTGCAGTTAACATTGCATTATCGGGAACCATTTGTGGTGGATTGACATCTGGACTGACTACAATCGCAGGGCCATCTAAACACTTTAAGACTGCGTTTGGTTTGTTGATGATGAAGGCATATCTACAGTCAAAACCAAATGCAATCGCATTGTTCTATGACTCAGAGTTTGGTACTCCCCAGAAATATTTTGAGACATTCGATATCGATATGTCCAGAGTATTACATTCACCGATTATGGATGTAGAACAACTGAAGATTGATATTGTAAAACAACTGCATGAACTGGAAAAAGAAGATGAAGTCTATATCTTTGTAGATTCTATTGGTAATCTTGCATCGCATAAAGAAGTCCAAGATGCTTTGGATGGGAAGATGGTTGGTGATATGACCCGCGCAAAAGGAATCAAGTCATTATTCCGATCAGTTACTCCATATCTAAAGTCAAAGAATATTCCAATGGTTGTTGTGAACCACACATATGACTCGCAGGAAATGTTCTCTAAACCAGTAGTGTCTGGTGGAACTGGCATCTACTACTCTTCTGATACAATCTGGATCGTCGGTAGGAGACAACAGAAAGAAGGTACAGATGTAACTGGATATCAGTTTGTCATCAATGTAGAGAAGTCTAGATACGTTAAAGAGAAGTCCAAAATCCCTGTTAGCGTAAGTTTCGATGGCGGTATTGATAAGTGGTCAGGTCTTCTTGATATGGCATTAGACGCTGGTGTAATCAGTCGTAGTGGTGCTTGGTATCAGTTGACGGATTTAGAAACTGGAGAGATCATAGAGAAGAAGTATCGTGCAAAAGAACTTGTAGGAAATGATGTTTGGAATCCAATCCTAGAGAGCGAATCCTTTAAGAATTATGTCCAAGACAAGTATATGTTGGTTACGGATTCTATCATGGAAGAAGAAGTCGAGGCATAATGGCATTCTTCGCATCTGCGTTTGTTTATAAGGAGAGGCTGTCTATATGTAAGACTTGTGAGTATTACATAAAGTCTGCTCATATGTGCAAAGAATGCGGATGTTTTATGCCCGCAAAGGCAAAGATTGCGAAACTTAGATGTCCAAAAGATAAGTGGGTTGAGGTCTATGGAACTGAAGAACGAGAACCGGAGACACTTTTATCGGAAGAACAATCTACAATGTCCGACGAACAAAAGAGAGAGAAAATAGAAAATACTATAGGCTCTTTGAAAAAAGAGATAACAAAATTGGAGGAACAGTTGAATGAAAATAAATGATGATTTTTTTACAGTTATGGAATCTGATCAAGAAGATCATTTTGCATTTAGAATTGACCAAGGGGAATATAAGGATGTTATTTTTAAACTTGGCAATGTTAAGGTAGAAGAAAATGATGATCAGTCCGGAGCATCATGCACATACGATTATAATGCGTTAAGATCTAACTTTCTACATACAGTAGAACAACTTGACAACGACAGTAAATTTGGTAAACTGGTAGGTGAAGTTTTAAACTTTATGCTAACAACATCAGTAAAGGATACTATGGATGGAATTGACGGAACTCACGATACTGCAGAACTTAGTCAATAGAGAAGATTATTCCAGAAAAGTAATACCCTTTATCGAACCAGAGTATTTCTCTGAAGAAAGAGATAGAGAAATATTCAAGATGATCTACGATCATATAGATAAATATAACGCTCTGCCAGAAAAAACAAGTCTTCGTATAACATTGGAAGATTTGAATTTGTACGATGCTCTTTATAAAGAATGTATTGAAACTATCAATGTAATTGAAGAGTACGATTCTAAAGTAAATGTAGAATGGTTGACAGATGTGACCGAGAAGTGGTGTCAGAGTCGCGCCATTTATAACGCTATATTTAAATCAATTAAGATTATTGAAGATGACAATTCTAAAGAAGATACCGGATCCTTACCGAAGATACTACAAGATGCTCTTGCCGTATCTTTTGACAACCATGTTGGCCATGATTTTATTGATGACTCGGAGGAGCGTTTTGAATTCTATCAAAGAGTAGAAGAAAAACTTCCTTTCCATCTAGAAAAGTTTAATGAGATAACAAAGGGCGGATTGTCTAAGAAAACTCTTAACATCGCCTTGGCTGGTACTGGTGTGGGTAAGTCTCTCTTTATGTGTGATTCTGCGTCTGCACAACTCTCTCAGGGGAAGAATGTTCTATACATTACCTTAGAGATGTCTGAAGAAAAGATCGCTGAGAGGATTGATGCGAACCTTCTGAACGTCCCTATGCAACAAATACCAGAGATGAGTAGGAATATGTTTGAGAATAAAATCAAACGTCTTGAGTCAAAAACATCTGGTAAAATGGTTATTAAAGAATATCCTACTGCATCCGCAAATGCAAATCACTTTAGACATCTTCTCAATGAACTGCAAATGAAGAAAAACTTTTATCCGGATATTGTCTTTATCGATTACCTTAATATATGTAGCTCTGCAAGGATACGGGGTGGCGCAAATGTTAATTCATATAGTTATATTAAATCTATTGCGGAAGAACTTCGCGGATTGGCGGTAGAGTTTAATGTTCCGATAGTGAGTGCTACACAAACAACAAGATCCGGATTTACTAATTCCGATATAGGATTAGAAGATACTTCCGAAAGTTTTGGTTTGCCTGCTACTGCTGACTTTATGTTCGCGATTATATCTACAGAAGAACTGGAAGATATGAATCAGATTCTAATCAAACAATTGAAGAATCGATATAACGATCCAAATATGAACAAACGATTTGTCGTTGGAATTGATCGATCTAAAATGAGATTGTATGATGTAGAAGAGTCGGCTCAGGCAGATTTAATAGAAGCACCATTAGAAGAAACAAATAATTTTACAAAGAATACTAAATCTAAATTTGGTAAAGTAGAGGTTACACTATGACAGAACAATTAGAAGAAGTTGAACTTGAATCGGAAGAGATAGAAATACCAACAGAACCATCTGCAGCGAAATCTTATATCTGTATGTGGGATGATGCATTGCCTCCAGATTACTGTGAGGAAACAATTGATCTTTTTAAGGAATCTATTCCGCGAAGAGTTGATTACGAAAATTATGGTTGTTTTGAACTTGATATTCTGGACGAAAATCTATTAAAGATTAAACCAAGATGGAAAGAAGTTTCTTATTTTGTACTGCAAAGACTCCAACGATATAGTGAAATATATCGACAATTTTATAATATTGAATTCTTTCCTTCGCAGGCTGTCAATGAACAGTTGATGATGAGAAAGTATATTCCAACTGATGAGGTAGGATATCATTCTGATGTTATGATTGATTCCGAACACAAAAGATTTTTGACCGTAAACTTTTTTCTCAATGATACAGAAGATGGCCAATACACTCTGCCCGACTATAATATCGGCGTAGAATCGCGCACAGGAAGAGTTCTTATACACCCTTCATTCTGGACTCATCCTTCCCAAATAACTCCCTCAAAGGAAGAACGATACGTTATATCAACATTTTTGCGGTATCAGTGATATTATAAATATTCTATTAAAGGAATATTTTTAATGCACGATTTTACTGAATTCTTAACAGAAGCGAAAGGTGGAAAAAATTTACACCTAGAACATATAGAAGAAGAAATCATCAACCACGGAATTGATGGTGGTCGTGCTGCATTAAATTTTCTTCGTTCTCTTCGTAATATGCTCGCGGGAACAACAGGTTCCAGAGTTAATATGACAGTTAAATGGGATGGAGCTCCAGCAATATTCGCAGGAATAGATCCGTCCGATGGCAAGTTTTTTGTCGCAAAGAAAAGTGTCTTCAATGTCAACCCGATACTTTATAAGAGTATCAAAGATATTAATGATGATAATCTATCTGCCCAACTTGATTCTAAATTCAAAATAGCATTCAACGAGTTTAAGAAACTCAATATCAAAGGTGTCATACAGGGAGACTTGATGTTCACTGATGATGTCTCTACTACTAAGATAGACGGTAAAACCTACTATACATTTCAACCAAACACTCTAGTATATGCTGCGGATATAAATTCCGATCTTGGTAAACAAATTAATAAGTCCAAAATTGGTGTAGTTTGGCACACCACATATAAAGGCAGTGATCTGCAAGATATGTCTGCGTCATTCGGGGTCAACATATCTAACTTAAACAAACCATCTTCTGTTTGGATGGATGATGCCACTTATAAAGATGTTTCTGGTACTGCGAAGTTTACTAAATCGGAAACCGATCAGGTTACTAAAATATTGTCTGGTGTTGGAAGTTCGTTTAGAAAGATTAAATCTTCCGAACTGAAAAAGTTCTTATCTATGCAAGATAAGAGTTTTTCTAAATCTAGGGCCGGGGGATCGTTTAAAACATATCTAAACCAATTTATAAGGTCGGGCGCTAATTTTTCTGTACAAAATGTTAAAAACCTAAATTATTCTATGTACGTCAAAAAGTATTATGATGAAAAGGTAATAACGAAATTGAAGTCTGCGAAGGGCAGAGAAGTAAAAGAACAAGAAAGAGATGAACTGGTAAAACAGTTAATTTCTTATGACAAATTAATAATAAACTTAGTAGAATTCATGCAAGGTTTGGTTTCTGCGAAGTCAATTATTGTGACGAAGTTGAATAAAGTGAAACAACTTACCGATATCTTTATAAGAACTTCAAATGGATACGAAGTAAGCAATCCGGAAGGATATGTTGCTATCGATAAGAGTGGTAAGGGTGCGGTGAAACTGGTCGATAGATTAGAGTTTAGTTATAATAACTTTACTGCTGCGAAAAATTGGGATAAGTGATATGTACAAGTATAGAGTTGATGTGATAAAGGTTATTGATGGCGACACGGTGGATGTTGATATCGATTTAGGATTTGGTGTCTGGTTAAAGAAAGAACGAGTGAGACTGTATGGAATTGACACACCAGAATCCAGAACCAGAGATTTAGAAGAAAAGAAATTTGGATTACTCGCAAAAGACTTTCTACAGGAAGCTTTAATGGGAGATAAATATGGTGAGGTATTACTACAAACTCATAAAGATGAGAAGGGTAAGTTTGGCAGAATACTGGGAGAATTTATCGCAGTAGATAATGCTGGTCATCCTACGTTTGAAGTAGAATTGAATTTGAACGATATGATGATAGAACGCAAGCTTGCGGTTGCCTACTACGGACAGAGTAAAGATGATATTGAAGAAGGTCATCTAAAGAATAGAGAATACCTTTATGAAAATGGAAAGGTAGAGTTTGAAATTGCGGAAAGTTAATGAAAGACTATAAAGAAATATTTCTCAGAGAAAAACTTCGAAGAGTTGCACAGGATAAAGACATCGAAGATAAAGAGGGTACTCAACCAAAGAAGTACTACGCCGGAGATATGTCCAAATCAACTAAAGATAAACGTGCATCACATTTTAAAAAGAAGAAGTCTGGGCCTGCTCCTGGCGATGCTGGTGCGAAAACAAAACCATCCAAACATACATTAAAGTTTAAGAAGATGTATGGAGAGGAAGAGGACGAATCGGTATCTCCTGCTCAACAGGCAGCAATCGCTATTGCGAAAAAAGAAAAAGAAAAGAAAAAACAACAAGAGAAACTCGATCCCAAGAAAGACGATGCCGGAGATTATATAGACGATTTCCGCAAGTCAGATGCTCCTCAGTTCAAGGGTAAGTCTGATAAAAAGATTCAAAAGATGGCAATTGCCGCATATCTCAAAGATAAAGAAAAATCAGAAGAAGTAGATTTAGAAGAAGGCATAAATGATCCTTCTATATTCAAGGCAGTATTTCTCGCAGGTGGGCCCGGATCTGGTAAGTCATTTATTGTAGGTCAAACTGGACTGGTTTCTCTTGGTATGAAACTTGTCAATTCGGATCCAGCATTTGAGAAGTTACTCAAGAAGGCAGGATTATCAACAACTCCAGATGATATAATGTCTCCGCAAGGACAAGCCGTCAGAGGTAAAGCAACTAAACTGACAGATATCCAGAAGTCGATGTATATTAAGGGAAGATTGGGACTTGTCATTGATGGAACTGGAAAGAACTTCAAGAAGATATTAACACAAAAGAGATACTTAGATCAACTTGGATATGATTCTGCGATGATTTTTGTTAACACAGATCTTGAGACTGCATTAGAAAGAAACAGAAATCGTCCAAGACAACTACCAGACGCAGAAGTAGAAAAGATGTGGAAAGGAGTTCAGAAGAATATCGGTAGATTCCAGAACACATTTAAGACAAATTTTTATGTGGTCGATAACTCTGATGGGGCAGATTTCGCAAGAGATTCTAAGAGAGTTTATAAGGATATTAAAACTTGGGCTGCTAAACCCCCCAAGAATAGTATCGGAAAAGATTGGATATCTCAGGTGAAGAAGCAAAGAGGTATCAAGGAGGATTATTCTATGGATATATATGAAGATCAAGAATCAAAGATGGCACTAACCCAACTCAGAGCACTTGCAGATAAAGCAGAACAACTCTCAGATGAATTAGTCGGGATGCTCAGAGATTCCCCTAATCAGGATATCGAATTGGACGCATGGGTTCAGGCAAAGATTACTAAGGCAAGTGATTATATGACATCCGTCTATGATTACATGATGTATTCGGAGAAAGATGAGTGAAAGATTTCAAACAATACCTCACCGAGAAGGTTAAAGTAGAAGTACAGAATCCACAAAGTCTTGAAGATTTCGAAGATCCTCAAGTATACTTTAATGGAGTCTATACTTACAGCACTCTCAACATGAAGTTGAAGGGTTATGTGGATCAGCTATCTCGCGCAGTTAAAATGAAGAACTGGAAACAGGCGGGAAGTCTTATGGAGAAGGGTGGAATGTCTATGAATATTCCAGATCTCATAGAAGCAATCGAACAAGTTGAAAAGGAAATGGGTTCTAGGACATGGAAAGCCAAGAGAACCAAAATGAAAAAGAAAGGATAAATTATGAGTGTTAGTGAAAAACAAGATTTAGTAAATACTCTGAGAAGAGAAATTGCATATGCAGAGTCAAAGGTTCGTCCATCAGCGACAGGACATATCATTACTGCAATCAGCTGGTTGAAAACCAGAGTGGAAGAATTAGAAACACAACTCAACGAAGAGTATTTGGAAGCTTTATAATGAAAAGTTTTGCATCTTATAATAAACCTATATGTGAAGATTGCAGTGAAGCAATCCGATTTCATTTAGAGAACGACATACCATTTTTGGAGAATATCTTTCGAATGGGTTCTGAAGGGTTTTTTGAATTCTTTATAGAGGCCAAATCATTATATCAGGAAGGCAAGTTAGAACACCTAAATGAATCCGATATAGAGATTTTAAATACTGACATAGGAAACTTTGCAGAGTTTGAAGGCGAAGAAGTTCCACTAGATTTACCTATGTCAGAAGAAGAAAAAGATGTAGAACTGAACAAACCCAAGAGAGGCGGCAGTAAAAAATATTATGTTTACGTTAAGAATGATAAAGGAAATGTTATAAAGATTTCGTTTGGTGATGATACTGGCCTTTCTGCAAAAATCAATGACCCCGAAGCGAGAAAATCTTTTGTTGCGCGGCATAATTGTGCTCAGAAAAACGATAAAACAAAGGCTGGATATTGGGCTTGTCGTTTACCTAAGTACGCCAAAGCATTAGGACTTTCTGGTGGGGGTAATTTCTTTTGGTAGAACCATACGTTCAAACCTCAATAACATCAAACAAATTCCTTAGAACATTCACAGATACCGTCGATGAAGAGTCTCTCGTATGGCACAGAGATGTAAACACAAGACATATGAGAGTAATAGAAGTAGGAGATTGGTATTTCCAGAAAGATAATATTTTACCAGAAAAGTTAAAAGTTGATGATGAGTTTATTATATGGGAAATGGAATATCATAGGTTGATAAAAGAAAGTGGCCACCTTATTATCGAAATTACTGAGTTCTGGAAATAACGAACAGATAAATAGTATTACTATGAGTAACGAATACAAATACGAAGATATAGATTACGGTTTCACTGCGGTTGATGAAGATGAACTCGCGGAGCTCAGATCTGCCCCTCAAGAAGTTTCAGTCAAGATCGATGGTGTAGATAGTGAAATACAAAACCTTGGTATCAAAATACAAGAATTGGTAGAACTCCAGACAGATATTATGTCTGAGTTGGTCGATACGAAACAACTGTATCAGGAAAAACTGAGCGGATTAGATATAACCAGTGAAGTGACCGAAGATAAGTTGATGAAAGTAGAGAAACTTATTATGCCACTTCTTTATAATTTATTGAAAAATAAAGAAAAAGATTATATCTACTGGCCTAATCGTGAACCGATTATTAGAACTCAGATAGAAAAGATACTTGAAATAACAAGGACTTCTGATGAAGGATAAAGTAGTCTTCACTTTTGGCAGATTTAATCCTCCAACAACAGGTCACGAAAAATTGTTGGATAAGGTTTTTGCTGTTGCAAAAAAAGAGGGTGCCGACTTCTTGGTATTCCCTAGTCATTCTCAGAACCCGAAGAAAGACCCATTGGATTTTAGATCCAAGGTCAAGTTTATGAAGAAGATGTTTCCGAAGTATTCTAAGAACATCATGTCAAATAATAAAGTCAAGACTGCGTTTAATGCTGTCAGTCTTATCCATGAACTGGGTTATAAAGAAGCAATAATGGTTGTGGGCGGAGATAGAGTATCAGAGTTTGATAATGTTCTCAACAAATACAATGGTGTCGAAGGCAGACATGGTTTTTATGAATTTGAAGGTGGAGTCAAAATAGTATCTGCAGGAGAAAGAGATCCAGATGCAGAAGGTGTCTCAGGTATGTCTGCATCCAAGATGAGAGCAGCCGCTGCTGCGAATGATTACGATTCGTTTAAGAACGGATTGCCCTCCAAGTTTAGAGGTGGAGAACTTCTCTTTAAGATGCTTAGAAAGGCAATGAAGGTAGAAGATACTGAACTTGGTCTATTTCTTGGTTCTGATGTCCATACCTTTAGAGAGTTTATAGAGTCTCCTACAGTAGAATCGATAGAAGTATTTGATGACAAGGAACTCATACAAGAATTTTATATCCCAGTTGAACTACAGAAGAGAGAATCATCTATCTCAGGTTTCAAGTCTTTTCTTATCGAAGAGAAGTTAGATGAACTGGTAAGTCAAAAACAGATAGATGATTTGGAGAAGTTTGCTGATAAGCTTCTAAAAAAGTACCAGATTGATGTCGAATTTACAAGACACTTTGTAGATAGAATAAACGACAAAAGAAATACTCCGGAGATCAAGGTTGCAGAACTTCAAAAAATCTTTAAGAAGATTAAGAATAATAAGGGCAATCAGATCAAATCTAACGCAGACGATCAGGCAATCATCAAAGACATCTCCAGTTACCTCAACATCCCAGTAGTTATAAAGAAAGATAAAGACGGCGAAATAGAACTTACCGCAAAAACTATCATGCGTAAGAAGAACTTCTCTAGTTCTAACTCTGTATTGAAGTATGAAGAATTAGATCATACTCAGATCGATGAGATATTCGACAATTTTCCTTGGATGAGTCGCGCTGCAGAGAAGGTATTTAAAAAGAGTAGATATAAGGCAGCGTTGAAATACTTCTTGCAGGCCTACGAAAAAGACCCAAAACATTCAGCACATGATGCCTTCAGTCACGCATCCCAAACTTTTAACCTTCGCCCTAGAAGATTTAAAGATTTTCTTGATGAATTAATAGGAAAAGGTCTTTTGCCCCAGAAGTACTCTTTCTAAAAATTATAAATATTGAGGATAAGTATACCTAATTAGAGAAATATTATGAAATCTGGTTATAAATCATTCAAAGAATTTCAAGAGTGGCATAAGAAAGAGGGCGCGGAAAGAAGAGTTCGCGGCGGGGACAAAAGAAAGACGTACAATAAAGAGTTAGAGGAATCTGACGAAGCACTCAAATCTAAAGCAGAGAAAAGTGGTATTTCTCTTGGAATTCTAAAACAAGTTTACAATCGTGGAATGGCTGCATACAAGACAGGTCATCGCCCCGGCACAACTGCACAACAGTGGGCTCTAGCTCGCGTAAATTCCTTTATTACCAAAGGTAAAGGAACTTGGGGTGGCGCAGATAAAGACCTCGCTGCTAAAGTCGGTGGTGGAACCAAGAAAGAACAGGCTCCGTGTTGGGATGGTTACAAACAAGTAGGAATGAAGAAGAAAGGGAACAAAATGGTTCCCGATTGTGTCCCTGAGTCTGTCACTGGAGCAGAGAAACAGCCCTTCAAATCTAAGGCTGGTGCTGGAGAGTTTGCATCTAAAGAACTAGAAAAGAAGTATCGCAAATCAACTCCCGGCCAACCAAAGAAAAAGATTGAAGATGCCACGATAACAGAAAAACTAGATTATGATTTGTATCACAAAACATTTTCTGCCGCAATGCAACATTCTTACAAGGTGGCAAAGAAAAGAGGATTCAAAGTATCTGCCGATTCGATAGATACTCAGGTCGCATTTGGCCCCCGCAAACCATCAAACGGAAAGACAAATAGTTATCATTTAGACTTGGATGGAGAAAGAAATAAGAAACTTCGCGTTCAAGTATACAACACCGGAAAGTCATACGAACTGAATATGTATATTGAGTCTATGGAGCTCAATGAGAGAATGTCCAGAAGAGACTTTGAAAAACTGAAGAAAGGTGATAAGGTAGAAATCAATTACGGTAGCACTGTTTCTAGTTCTCAAACTAGAGAGTTTTCTGTAGTCAATAAATCCAGAAGTGCAAAGTACGATGTCGATAAGGTAAGACTACAACCGACAGATAAGACTGGTGGAATGAAGTTCTTCCTCTATAGTAGAAAGGGTGGAGATGCTACACTCGCACTTGGAGATATGGGCGCATCTATCAAGAGTTATAAATTGACAGAAGAAGTCGAACTAGACGAAAATCTAAAGAAAGCAGAGAAACTCATGGGCCCCTCTAAAAATAGAGAACAGGGAATTGAGTTTGTGATGAAAGGTCTAAAGGTATCTAAAGATAAAGCAACCAAGATGGTTGATAAAATTATTGGTATGAAAGAAGAACTTCAAGAGAAGAAGTACAGTCCTTCAGACGAAAAGAATATCCAGAAGACTATTAGTATTATGAAGCAGTATCCGGCAAATAAAAAGAAGTCGGATAAAGAATTAAGAGACGGTGCGATTGAATATCTATTCCACAATAGATCTATGAAAAGAAAGAGAGTGGAGACTACAGAAGGTTTCAGTGCAGCACAACTCGGCAAACTGAAGAAGGCATATTCTACTGTTTCTACTGTGGATCCTACTAGTTCTTCTTACAAAAAATTAACAAAAATGATTAAGTCTCAGGATAAAGAAGCTCTGACTCAGATCGCAAAGGCAAAGGTTAACTTCGTTTCTCAGATAGCAGCAACAGAACTTCGAAGATCACATAATATTAAACTGAAGGCTTCTGAATTTATGGAGGAAATTGAGATGAATGAATCAGAATTTAAGACTGTCCGAGGAAAGGACGGCAAGAATTATGATGTTAAGATATCTATGGACGGAAAAAAGTTCAAGTTTAGAGTGACGAATAAGACCGGAAACATAGGCGCATTTAAGGTTATGTCTCTAGGTCAGGCTGCGAAACTCTTTGAGAACCTAGAGGAACTTGTAGATATCACAGAAGAGAATGGCATCGAACTTGCTCGCAAGATTGTTGATAGAAAGCAACACATGAAGGGAATTGATTTGACCACTGCTGGTCTTATTCTACAAGTTTATGATAAAGTAAACGATAAGAATAAATCGAAGATGGAGAAGATGTCTGGGAAACAACTCGCTTCTGTTGTTTACAAAATGCTCTCTAAAGAAGAAGTTCAAGAGGAACATGATATGTACGGTTATAAATTATTTAAAGAAGAAGTAGAACTAGAAGAAGCGACAGGAAAAGAAATTGCTGCACTGATGAAGAAATCCAAGACTATGAAAGGATTTGCTGCTAAAGTTGCAAAGATGAAGACTGTCACTGTAGACGATCTAGAAGATATGCTTCCCGATTATGTTTCTGGTGGAGATATCAGAAAGATGTTTGAGACGAAAAACGAAGGAATTACCGACGAAGATGTTGCACAGTTTATTGGCGCTGCGTCTGCTGCGAAGAAAGCAGGGAAGAAAAACTTCTCGTTTGGTGGAAAGACTTATCCCGTAACAATTTCTGGAGACACCGCGAAGAAAGTTCTTGAAGACTCTCTCAAGGAAGCCATAAACGAAAAAATGGATCCAAGAGATCATGTAGAAAAGAATAAAGAAAGTGGTATGTATTGCGTCTATGACGGAAACGGCGATAAAGTAAAAGAGTTTGAAGATAAAAAAGAAGCCGAAGAGTATGCAATTAAGAACCATAAGAAATTAATGTCTGTTGTGAAGGAGTCTAAATATACAGACATAGAAGAATTAATTGAGTCTTCTGATAAAAAAGACGCGGCAGAGATGTCGAAGTTAGTGAAAGAATTGCAACCAAAAATCTCTAACTCTGAATTGAAGAAAGAGGTTCATGCAATGGCAATGGAAAAATATAAGAACAAAGCTAGAGCGAAGAAAATCGCCAGTTTTGCATAAGTGAGGTATCATGGGTAAGTTTACGCCGCCTAAGTGGGCAAAATTCGCAGTTGCGACAGATAAAGGATGGGAAGATTCCAGAACTGGAGAACTCTTAGTTTCTATGAGAAACTTAAAGACAGATATGGAAGCCGCATCTGGTTCTGCTCCTGCCGAACCAGCCCCTGCTGAAGAACCAGTTGTCGAAGAGAAACCTAAAAAGAAGGCAAGACAACAAAAGAATCATTTTGCTGCAAAACCAGAAACACCAGAATTTGAGTCTATGACAAAAGAAGAACTGGAAATCTGGGCAAGAGAACACCTAGATGTCGAATTGGACAGAAGAAAGACTAAAAAAAGTCTTATCGAAGAAATACAAGAAAATTTAAAGTAGAAATACTTTAGGAGGAAAAATGGCAGTATCACAATTTGGTCAAGAGAACTATATCGCAAACGGTCTAGGAATCCCTGCTCATGATTTCATACAGAATGTTTATGAACCCTCTACTAATAACTTGATTGCAGTTGAATACAAACTTGGAGGTTCGTCCGGTTCAGTGGTTGCCCGTTTAGATTTTACATATGATTCTGCCGGAAACTTACTGACTGTTGAAAGGACGGCGTAATGAGTTATAGATACAACCCACTATCAGGAAATATAGAATTTGTAGGAATCTCAACTGCGGATGGAACATCTCTTGAATCAACTATCAATGAGAAAGTTGCTAACTTAGTAGATTCTGCACCAACTACATTGGACACACTCAATGAGTTAGCTGCTGCGTTGAATAACGATCCTAACTTCGCAACATCTACCGCAAACTTAATAGGCACAAAGGCAGATACATCATCCTTATCCGCCGTTGCGACTTCTGGTGCATATGCAGATCTCACAGGAAAACCTAACGTATTTGATGGAGATTATACTAATCTAACCAATCAACCAGATCTTTTTGATGGCGATTATGATTCTTTGACTAATAAACCATCTTTGTTTGATGGAGATTATGGATCTTTAACTAATCAACCTTCATTATTTGATGGAGATTATGGTTCATTAACAAACGCTCCATCTATCCCAGCAGCACAAGTTCAGTCGGATTATAATCAGTCTGACAGTTCTGCCGTAGATTTCATCAAGAACAAACCTTCTTTGTTCGACGGAGACTATGGTTCATTAACTAACCAACCATCATTATTTGATGGAGACTATGATTCATTAACCAACCAGCCATCATTATTTGATGGAGACTATGATTCATTAACTAACAAACCAACAATACCTACTGTCCCGACATCTGTGAGTTCTTTTACAAATGATTCTGGGTACATCACCGGATACACCGTTACTCAATCGGACGTTACAGATCATCAAACATCATTGTCTATAACTGAATCACAAATATCTGATTTGGGAACTTACTTGGTTGCTGCAGATCTTAATGGATACGCCACCGAAACTTATGTCGGATCTCAAGGATTTATCACCGGATACACCGTTACAGAATCTGATGTCACTGGCCACGAGTCTGCCCTAACTATCACAGAATCACAAATTAGTGATTTAGGATCTTATCTGGTATCTTCAGATCTCAGTGGTTATGCTACCGAAGCATATGTTGGTGCTCAAGGATTCATCACTGGATATACAGTCTCAGAATCTGATGTTACAGGACATCAGGCAGCATTATCAATTACGGAATCACAAATATCTGATTTGGGAACTTACTTAGTCGCCGCAGATCTTAATGGATACGCCACCGAAACTTATGTTGGATCTCAGGGATTCATTACTGGATATACAGTCTCAGAATCTGATGTTACAGGACATCAGGCAGCATTATCAATTACAGAATCACAAATATCTGACTTAGGAACTTACTTAGTTGCGTCTGATCTTTCTACTTATGCGACTCAAGCATATGTTGGTGCTCAAGGATTTATCACCGGATATACAGTCTCAGAATCTGATGTTACAGGACATCAATCGGCACTGTCTATAACCGAATCGCAGATTAGTGATCTTGGTACATACTTGGTTGCGTCCGATCTTTCTACCTATGCATTAAAGACATATGTGGATACTCAAGTGGCAGGCGTTGTTGATTCTGCGCCAGAAACTTTAAACACTCTAAATGAATTATCTACTGCCCTTGGAAATGATCCAGATTTTGCGACTTCTACTGCAAATCTTATTGGAACGAAGGCAAACTCTGCAGATCTATCTACTGTCGCAACTTCTGGTGCATACTCAGATTTATCTGGAACCCCTACTAATGTATCTTCATTTACGAATGATTCTGGGTATATCACTGGATACACAGTAACTCAAACGGACGTTACGGATCATCAAGCAGCATTGTCTATTACCGAATCGCAAATAAGTGATCTTCAGTCATATTTGACCTCCGTTTCTGAGGCATCTGTAACTGATCATCAATCAGCACTGTCTATAACTGAATCTCAGATTAGTGATTTACAATCATATTTGACATCAGTTTCCGAATCTGCAGTAACGGCTCATCAGGCTGCTCTGTCAATTACGGAATCTCAAATATCAGACCTTGGAACATACTTAGTTGCGTCTGATCTTTCTACTTATGCGACTCAAGCATATGTTGGTGCTCAAGGATTCATCACTGGATACACAGTCACAGAATCTGATGTTACTGGACATGAGTCTGCTATAACTATCACAG